ATGTGGCCGCTCGTGATCGCTTGGCTGATCGCGGCGTACCGGGTTGGCCGCCCGGACTGGCAGCCGTCCAAGGCTCGTGAGGCGGAGTCCGAGGTGACCGTCGAGCGTGAGGAGGGCGAGCCGCACCAGGGCCCGGCGGCTCCGGGCGGGGCCGAGCTGGTGGCTGCGGTCCGTGAGATCGGTACTCCGCATGCCCATCTCGCCGCTCTCGCCGAGCACTTGGGGACGACCGGCGAGCGAGTCCGAGAGGGCTGCGCTGCGGCGGGAGGTCACGACCGTCCGTATGCGGGGGCGCGGCTCGTCCACGGGGGTGCGTGGTGACGTCCTTCCCTCGGCTCCCCTCCCCCGCCCCTGACTCTGTTGTTGCCGCTGGTCAGGCCACCAACAACGACAACAACAACGCGTCAGGAGATGAGCAGCGTGAGGGGGGTTCGTGTACAGCACATTGAGGGCGAGCTGATCGTCTACGACCTGTCGGACAGTCACCGTCACCACGTGGTCCGCAAGTCATAGCCCCATGCCGATTGTCACGGTCAGGTCACTTTCGCCGAATCGCGGCAACCACACAAGTCATTCACATGTCACGCACCCGCAAGACACAAGAACCTCAGGGGGCACCATGAGCCAGCAGTACCCGCAGAACCCGCAGCAGCCCGGCTACGGCTACCCGCAGCAGCCCGGCCAGCAGCAGCCTGGATGAGCCGGCCCCGGCGCGCCGCAGCAGATGTGGGGTGCCCCGCCGCCGCCGCAGCCTCCGAAGAAGTCCAGCGCGGGGAAGATCATCGGGTTCGGGTGCCTCGGCGTCGTCGCCCTGTTCGTCGTGATCGGCATCGTCGCCGCGCTCGCGGGCGGCGGCAGCGACTCCACCGACAACAGCAACAAGGACAAGGCCATCGCCGCGCCCAGCAGCGATCCGAAGGCGGACGACTCGCAGAAGGCGCCCGCCAAGAAGCCGGCCGAGAAGCCTGTTGAGTCGAACAAGACGCAGGCCGAGCAGTTCCAGGCGTGCGTGGCCAAGTCCGGCACGCCCACCGAGAAGTCGGCCGTCAAGCACGTCACGAAGGTGACCGGCACCGACAAGCGCAACGACCTCCTCGACTCGGCCGAGGTGTGGACCGACTACACCGGCGGATTCATGAGCGATAACTCGGGCGACGCGAAGCTCATCGCGACCGCGTTCACGTCCTGCTACGAGTCGAAGAACGGTCTCGTCACCATGTACGGCAAGGACGGCGACATGATCACCAACGCCAACTACTGAGACGGCCGTACGAACTGGCCCCGCCGATCCATTCGGCGGGGCCAGCCCACTTCGTATCCCTTGGGGGACCATGACCAGCGCGACACCGCCGCCCATGCCCGACTTCCCGCCGCCCCCGCCGGCGCCGAAGAAACGAACCTCGTCATCATCGGCTCGGCCGCCGCCGTCATCGCTGCCGTCATCGGCACCGGCGTGGTGGTCGTGCAGTCCAGAGCCGACGACAGCAGGCCGGCCGCGGTCACCAAGTCGGCGAGCGAGGAAGCCGTCACGCCCGCAGCGGAGCCGGATCCCACGCCGACGTACACCGAGCTCACCGCCGACAGCTTCACGGTCAAGCTTCGGACCACCGAGCGGCAGTGCTTCGGGTCAGCGGGCTGCAATGTGACGGTCGAGCCGAAGCTGACCTTCCTCGGAGACACGGAGGAAATCGATCCGGACGCCACGTACGAGATCACGTACGAGATCCACGGCGACGAGTCCGGTCCGGTCATCGAGACGGCTGAGCTGACGGACCGGACAAGCCTGAACTACACGCCGTCTCTGATCAGCACGTCCTCGTCCCGTACGAAGGTGTCCGTGGAGATCGCCGACATCACCCAGGGGGATGAGTCGGCGTAGCCGGATGTGCAGCGGCCCCGCTCCTGAATCGCTCCAGGGCGGGGCTTTCGCATGTCATGGTTCGGGCGCCACCCTTCACACGGTGCCCACTGCAGCAGATGATGCGGCCCAGAGCTACGCCCACCCTCGGGGGATTACTTGTCCGACTACAGCGATGTGCAGCGCGCGGTACGCGGGGGAAAGCACCGCATCTGGATCCCATGGCTATGTGCCAGCGTGATCCCGCCGATCGCGGGCCGGGCGGTCGATGGCCTCGGCGTGGTGGGCATGGTCATCCAGGAGGTGGTCATCTTGGCGTGGATCGCATTGATGATGGTCCTTATCCGGATGACGGGCGCGTTGAATCGGAAGGCTGCAGCAGCGCGGCGTGAGGTCCTCGGGGACGACTACCCGGGCTGATGCGGTAGTGACAGGGCTCGCCTGATTGCCGTAGCCGGGAACGGCAGCTGCGCAAGTCTTCGCAGGGCTACAGGGGTGTGGTGACCCCTCGCGTGGCTGCCGTGTGAGCATGGTTCGGCCCCGACTGGTTGTCCGGGCGGGTCCGTCGTCATCCCCTTCCCCCACGTTCCGGCGGGACTCCCCTGCCGTCGTACAGGTCGAGGCAGTTGGCCACGAAGTGCATACCATCGCGGAACTCGCGAGAGAAGCTCTTAGAGGCTGCACCCACCTCGTCCGCCTGGTCACGGAGCCAGTCCGCCAGCTCGGCCTCAAAGCTCTGAAGCAGTTCCTCAACTTCCGACCGCTCGGCGCCATGCCCGAGCAGCGTGCCGACGATCGCCCGCCGGGCTGGCGGGAGGGACTCCAGCGGTTCGCAGGCGGGCCCACTCATGTGGTGGGCTCCTTGCCCGGGCGTCCCCAGCCGTGGCCGTTGAGGTCTGGGTGCGTCATGCAGAACAGGCGCAAGGCTGTCCGCCGACGGTCAGCGTCGACCACGGTTGTTCCCCCGTGTTGTGTCAGGGGAGTGATCGGGCTTGATTCCCCGACGCAAGAACGGTCCGGGGATTCGCCGGTCGTGACGCTGGTGTCCACACTCCAACGGGCTGCCAGACGTATCGATCACCTGGGATTCCAAGACAACCCTGTTGGGGTCACCGTCCTCGAAGAGCCACACGCTCACCAGCTCGTCCGCAACGGTCACCGCGAACTGGACGTTGACGCCGTCGCTGACCGGCGAGACGGTAACGGTCTCCCCCGGCTCAAGCCAGAAATCCTCGCCGTATGGTTCGACGAAGAGGCACAGCGGGACGCTCCCCGCATTCTCGACCGGCAGACTTCCGTGCACTGGATCACCCACTCCGCACCCTGACGGCCAATCATCCACGCACCGGCCAGCACTCGCGAGCGGCGCCCGGCCATCTCCGTCCGCCGCCGCTGAAAGTCCTGCGAATCCCGCCGCCCCCTCGATGCGAGCTACGGGCGGGACGGTCGGTGAGGTCTGCTCGGCTGGTCAGACGGTCATGTAGGGCTGCTGACGGTTAGGTCCGGTCGCGATGGTTGCTGTACCTCGCTGCTGTACAGCCAGACCAGAGGTCCGCGATCTCCGTTTTAAAGGTGCGGGGGTGGGTGATTGCTGGCGGGACCTGCGGAGACGTGGCTTCGAGTAAGGCCTGGTGCCTGCACCACTGCCGCCGAGTCCCCGTGAGTCCCCGTCCGACCAGGCACGGCCGTCAGATGAGCCGCCAACGCCAGCACCACGGAGCGAGGTCGGCTGTCGGGTATTCCTCCCGGCCGCCAGCCCGCTGCACGAGAAGACGACCGCCGTCCATGGAGACCCGATCTCCTGGCATGAGCAGCAGAGGACGGGCGAGGCGGAAGATCCAATCCGGATCAAACCTCACCCTCGCTGAGCAGCAACATCCTGGGGGCCACCGCTGGAGTGCCGAAAACTCGCATGGCTCCATGGTGTATCGCACAGAGATCCGTGATCACCTCTTTAGGAGCGAGGTGGGGCGGTCAGGAGACCGAGCTGGGAGTTTCCTGGTTCGGCGTAGTACGGCCATAGTGCCCGCTCTGTGCCGCGATTCCCCGTGAGTGCCCGCCCGTTCTGGCACGAGAGTGGCACGGCCCGAAGGCTGGGCCATGCCTGCGCCTACTCTCTAGGCCATGGACGACTCAGATGCCTTTCGCGCAGCGGTCAGGGCGCGTTTGGCGGTCATGCTGAACAGCGATGCTTCACCGTACGAACCGGCGTTGGAGGTCCTGGGCCTTGCTAGTGGTGGGATGCCGGTCGACGACGGCGATGAAGCCTGTAATTCGCTGACGCTCATCTGGGGCGAGCTGACCGATTGGATCGAGCTCCGGCCTTCGGAAACGGATCAAGCAGAGACGCATATGGTGACTGCCGCCCGTGAGTGGCTGACCGTTGAAGGTGATCGAGAGGCCGAGGGCCAGTACTTCGACCGTTGGCTTCACGACATCCTTGGGTACGAGCGTGCGGCTCCGCCTCAGCATTAGTCCACGATCTTGAAAACCGTCGTGGCGCGAGTCACCGTGGGTTCAAATCCCACACCCACCGCCAGCAGAAACGGCCTCTGCCCAGTCGATACGGTTAGGGGCTGTTCTGCTGCCTGGTGCCCGCCGACGACCGCCATTCCCCGTGGCTACCTGTTCGACCGGGCACGCAGGGGGCACGCTGTCTAGACGGCCTCCTGGTAGACCTCGAGCTTCACTGGTCTCTGCTCACGGATGGCTGCCCAGGCATCCCGCGTGGTGAGGGCTTCTAGCCACTGCCCCAGATCCTCACCTGAGTCGTGAAAGAACCAAGAGGTGAAGTCTCCCAGAGCGACCAAAGCCGGTACCGGCTCGTAGATCAGCTCGCAGTGGACCTGGACGAAGTGGTCATGGTCGCCGTCCTCGCCCAGCACTTCGAATTGGCGTGTGAGGTCGAGTGAGAAAGCCTCCGGACCATCGAAGCTGTACACCCCATACTGAAACAGCAGACCGTCGGCGTCGGGCGAATCCGCCGTGCTGAACCGCATCTGGCCGAAGCGGATGAAGGCAGACCATGCGTCCTCAGCTGTTGTAGGGCTCGATAGCTGGCCCACGCGCAGCTCCGCCCGAAGGAGGTCTGCCGCTTCGCCGATCGATGGTCTGCCGGCCATGGGTTGATCCCGTCTCTCGCGGATGAGTGCTCAGCGTACGAGCGCGGCCGGTGGAGCGGCTTTGGGCGGGAGCTGCCATGGGGCGAGTGATCATGGCCCCGTAAGCTTCCGGCGAGTCGGGCAGTCTGTGGACCTGCCCGTTAAAGCACGACGTTTGGGCCATGATCTTCGAGGCTCGCCCCATGGTGGCTGCCTAATAAAGCCGCGGAGCCGACCGCCCAGCCACGACGGGTTCTCACCTCATGCCGCCGGCCAGCCCTCTCCAGAGCGCGCGTCGGCGCAGCGCGGGCGGAGGGGGCCGAAGGCAGGAGCCGCGCCCGCAGTGGAGCCGGGAGCGCGCCCGGCGGAGCGGAGCGCAGCCGGGGCTTGATGAAGCAAGGAAAGTTCTATCCCGTTGAGATCAGACGCCTGCTGTCTTGTCTCGGTTGATGCTTGACGTTGTGGCTTCACCTGATGCCTGACGGCGACTCTGCCGTCGCTACGTAAGGCTGCTTGGTTGAGCGTCGAGGTAGAGCACAGATAGCCGCGGCAGGCGTTGGCGCATCTGCTGGGCATCATCGAAGTCGAACGACTCACCCATGCCACTGGCGTCGTCCGTGCTGTTGGGGCGATCGGCAATGTAGGTGGCCCATGCCTCCCAGAAGTCGTCTGTGTCACCGGTCAGCCGCTCGTACGCTGTGGACGAAACGAAGTTGAAGTCCTCATCGAAGATGACGTCCTGGTCACCGACGGCTGCCGCGGTACGCACAGCAGGGTGCTCGGCGAGCGTGTCCGGGTGGGCAGCTACCTGCTCGTACCACTCGTGCCCGAGTGCCACCACGCCTGCGGTGAAGTCGCTGAACCGATCATCAGAGCAGCCGCTAGCGATGAGGTAGGCAGCCGCCCAGACGTCCCAGCGATAGACCGCCTTGCGTAGACGGGAGAACTGGTACTCGAAGGCGAGGATCTCTCCTGGGGAGAGGGCCGACAAGTGATCAACCACGGCGACATCGAGCGGCTTGTCTCCGTCCTTCGCCACGTCGAGCACGCGCCAGAATGCTTCGGTGTCCATGGCACGCAGTCTGGCAGGGCGCTGTGACAGCGTTCTGCACGCAGGATGGACGCTGAAACGCAAGTTTTTCGGCAAACCGCCAACCGCGCGAGCCTTCGGCTGGCCTAACTCAGGCGGTGAGGAGATTGCGGCCGTCGTGGCTCCGGACGTGCGGGCCGTCGCCGTCCAGGGCGTCTAGCAGGCGGACCGCGAAGACTTTGTCGATCGTGAAGGATCGCCCGCCGGTACGGCATCGCTCCTCCGACCGCTTCCGGCGTTCGCACCGCCAGGGCGGCAAGGCCGCGTACCTCGCGGAGTCCGCGCAGTCCGGTGCCACCGCCAAGGTGAGCGTCCTCTACATCGGCCCCATGCAGGCCCCCGAGGATGCCGCGGAGCGACTGGGCGTCTCGGCCGGCACCCAGGTGCTCGCCCGACGCCGCCTCTACTTCCACACCGGCAACACCCTCGTCGCGACCGGCGGCGCCACCACCCGCGAGCTGATGCATCGCATGGGTCACTCGTCGACGCGGGCCGCGCTGATCTATCAGCACCTCGTCAACGGCCGCGACCACCAGGTCGCGGACTACGTGGACGGTCAGATCAAGAAGGTGAAGCGGCCCCCGCACGGACCATCTGGCACGTGAGTGGCACGGCGGCGAAAAGTCGCCGAGAAAGATCAAGGCCCAGGTCTCCGGCTTCGCACCGGTTGACCTGGGCCTTAGTCGTGTCCTGAGACTGGTGGGCGCGGACGGTTTCGAACCGCCGACATCCGCCTTGTAAGGGCTTCGCTCCCAAGATCCAGTCTCACCGAGTCTCGCCGAGACTCGCCGAGTTGCGGAAGCTTCATTCGCGCCCCTTAAACCCGAGGCTCGCCGAGACTCGCCGAGCCGCATCGAGGGGGCTCTGTGGACTCCATGTGGATTCCACCCCTAGTCGATCACTCAACGACACGGAGTCCACTTCCCTTGCCATCCGTGCCGGTCAGCGCAGCGCGCACGTTCTCCCGCGCGCCCTCCGACTCGTGCGTGTAGATCCACGTGACCTTGCCCCCGCGCTTCTGCCCAAGGAACGCCTGCGTGTCCCGCTCCGAGACCCCGCGCAGGTGCAGACGGCTCGTCACGTCGTGGCGGTACTCGTACGGGCGCGGCCACCACTCCGGTCTCCCGGTCTCCGGGTTCTCCACCATGCGCGCCACCCCGGCCTGCACGCACGCGCGCCTCCACGGCCGCCGGATGTTGTTGATGTTCAGCGCAGCGCCGCGGGGCCCGCGGAAGAGCAACTCCTCGACATGGAGGTCGTACCCGTCGCCGACCTTCGAGCGCGTCGCCTTCGGCTTCCACCGCTCGATCATCCACAGCACGGCCTCCCACGCTGTCGGGGTGAGCGGGACCGCGCGGAAGCCGGCCTCCGTCTTCGGCATCGCCTGCCGCCGCAGTCGGCCGTTGTCGCTGATGAGGATTTCCTTCACGTACAGGAGCCGCTCGTCCTGGTCGATGAAGCTCAGGCGTGCGCCTGCAACCTCGCCCGGGCGCATGGCCGTCTCATAGGCGAAGTCCCGGAAGATGCGCTGGTAGTACTCCGGCAGCGCAGCGTGAATAAGGTCGTACTGCGCCATGGTCGGGGGCTTCAAGTCGTCAGGGTGCTTCACCGGCTTCGTCGCTGTCATCTCCAGGTGCTCAGCCGGATTCGCGGAGATGCGCTCACCGTCTTTGATGGCCGCCTGGAGGACTGCGAACAGCAGCTCCTTGACCTTCTTCTGCGTCTCCCATCCCTTGACCTCTTGTGTGAGCCACTTCTGCAGCGCCATGTACTCCAGGTCAATAAGACGGTACTGGCCCCACTTCGGCTCGATGTGGGTCCGCCACAGGCCGAGCTTTCGGTTCCTGGTGGTGGTGCTGACCTTCTCCTGCGCGACTTCCCAGAACTCGGCCCACCACTTCGACAGAGTTACCTTGCCGCGCGCGGGGTCACGATAGGTCCGCTGCCGGACGGCCGTGCGGATCTCGTCGAGGAATGCCTCGGCTGCCTTCTTGCCGCCTTCTTTGATGGGGAAGTTCCGCGATTCCTGCTTGCCGGTAGGCGTCCTGTAGCGCGCCTGCCAGGAGCCGGTGCAATCCCGGCGGGGCCGGCGCTCACCGTCCTTGTCCGGCGGGTACTTCTTCATGCATCGCGGGCAGCCGCAACTCTTGCTCTCGATCTGCCGTGGGTTGTTCGACGCCCTACGCGCCATGGGTTACCACCTGACCGCTCCTTAGCTGCTGAGGGATGTAGGCGGGTAGCTCGATGGGCTCCCCGCACCAGCAGCGTGCATCGAACGGCGCCTGCTCGACACGAAGTTCGCGAAGGACGGCCCGAACGGCTTGCATGGAGTACAGAACGGTCGCAGCCAAGTCATCGGGGATGAGGATCACTCGACGATCAGCGTCGTATGGATCGGCGATCTCGTCCCTGGGCGCGTATTGAACGCAGATGCACATGTTTCCCCCTTAGCTACGCGTGTGGCAGTAGGAGGCCAAAGGGGGAGGACATCGGCCGTGCGATGACGGTACCCGTTCTTCGTTCAATCACCAAGGAAAATGCGTGGATCGAGTGAAGGAAAAATCACCCTGCGTGATGGTCCATTTAGCTGAGACTTCCGACGCCCCGCAAGGGTTGCACGCGAGTTGAGGAATCTACTGCTCGTTGCTGTCGGCTACGGCACTGGCCTGGATAAGCAGCATCTCCTGCTGTTCCTTGGTCAGCCGGTCGAAGACCTCAAGCACGGCATCGCGACGGTCCGGGGAGAGTGGAGCCGGCGCCCTCTTGCCGGCAGCTGCGAAGAGTCGCTCTTCGCTGAACTTCGGGAACACCACGGCGAGGGTGCGGATTGCGGCAGCGCGAGGAGTGGCCTTGCCGTGAGCCCAGTTGTTCACGGTTGAGACGTGGGCCCCGATGCGCTTGGCGACCTGACTGTCGTTCACGCCGTACTCGTCCTTGAGCGCGGCAAGGACCTGCGCGAACGTCTCGTCGGCAGGCGGTGTCGACTTAGGTACTTCCACGCAGGCAAGGGTGCCCTGTGGCTTCTACTTTTCGCAAGTAAAAGTAGAAGCGGTGGCGAAAACTTGGCGGCGCGCGACCTCCCCGTTACGCGCCGTTGTGCACGGCATATGCCGCCACCATAGAACAGGCGTTCGAAGATCGCATTCGAACTCCCGGGACTCGACGAACCTCGGCGAGTCTCGGCGAACCTGTTGACAAGACTTCGATTTCGAAAGTAGAAATATCGAAGCAGCCCGACAGGGACGCACAACAGCCACCACCGGCACGAGGTCCATTCATGCCAAAACTGCACCGCAAGGACGACGGACGGCCGCTCAGAGCAGCCATGGCCCGCGCCGGACTCTCCATCCCCCAACTCGCGGAAGCGACGCGGAGGGTGGATCCGACCGGGAAGGGCGTCAGTGCCGCAACCGTCGGCCGCCTCGCGGGGCAGGGCAAAACCGCTCGCGACAAGTGCGAACTCAAGACCGCCTGGTTCGTTGCGGAGGCACTCCACCAGGAGACCAGCGCACCCCTCCAGGACCTCTTTGCCATGCCCTCAGCTTCGATTTCGATTATCGAAAGGTCAAGGTCAGATGCCGAAGAAGACTGACCGCGCCACTCCCCTGCCGGCCGGTCTCACCCCGCTTCTCAGTCAGAAGCAGCTCGAGACGTACTACGACGTCTCCGACTGGACCGTCGTCCAGTGGATCCGTGCCGGGATGCCCGTGGAGCCGTTCGGTGGCCGCGGCCGGCGCTTCGACCTGGAGAAGGTCCGCAACTGGATGGCTGAGCACGGCGCAGAACTCGCCGCTTCCGCCTGATCCCCCCGAACACGCCGAGGGGCCGCCACAGCTTCCCGGCCCGGCGACCCCCGACTCGGCGCCCCTACAAGATCCGAAAGAGAGGCCACCGATGGCCACAGAGACTACCCAACCGAGCCGCTTGCGGCCGTACCCAATCAGCGCGCAGGGCTCTGCCGCTGATGCCCTCGTCGAGCTGGTGAAGATGTTCGGCCCGCTGCCGGGCGGCTACATCAAGATTCACGCGCAGGTCGTCGAGTCGGTCCCAGTACAGCTGGAACTCCAGCTGAGCTCGGCACAGGACTTCGAGCAGTGGCGCTCAGCACTGCAAATCGGGTCCGCGGCCGTCAGCCTGTGTGCCACCACCGGTGAAAACGTCTGGCTCACCGCCGAGTCGGTGTTCCACGGTGTCCGTGTCGAGGTGACCGGATTCGGCGTTCCGCTGACGGCGGAGCAGGCCAACACCCCACAAGCCGACGCCCCGGCGGTGGCGGCATGACGCTCTCACCTCTCGCCCGTACCGCATCCGGTGTGATCACCGCGGCGTGGCAGCAGGGCCGCATCGCCCGCCTCGCCGACCAGGCCGCGGAGGCCCTGGAGTCGGCGCAGTTGCTCCAGTCGCCGCAGACGGCCGCCGAGTTGGAGCGGCTACGGAAGCGAGTCGCCGAGCTGGAGGCCCGCGTCGCAGCCGAGGAGTGCCGCTGCCCGGAGCCTGCCACGCAGTGCAGCGGTTGCGGATGCGGATGCCACGCCCGTGGGCCCGAGGCTTCGGCTGACAAGCTCACCCGGCTGCTCGCGCCGACACAGGCCCTCCGCGAAGCCGACCCCGTCGTCGCCTACCGCAACCCCGACCGCCCCGGCGTCCTGCTCTGCCGCCCTCACGGCGACGGCTGGTGGGGACTCACCCCACTCACATCCGAAGACCTGCCCGACGGCGGTGTCTGCACCTACGGCGACCCGGCCGACCCCAGCACCCAGTGCGGCGCGGACGTCCTCATCACCCCGCCGCAGACCGAGGCAGGTGAGGGCCGATGACCGAGCACGTCCTCACCGCCCTCCTCTGGTTCTCCATCGCCTGCGGCATCGGCTGGACCTACCTCGCGATCGACATCCCCACCATCCTCAAGCAGCGGAAGGCCGGCCACCGATGAACCGAATCCGCCTGATCTGGCACCGCATGTTCCGGCGGCCCGTCGTCACCGGTCCCCACCGGATCTACCTCCGCCGCATCCCGACCGGCGTCCTCCTCGACCTGGAGCACTTCCTCACCTACGCGCTCACCACGATCGCGGACGACGAGGAACTGCTGGGTCAGTTGCTGGAGTACTCCGCCGACCGCGCGGCCTCGACCGGCCACGACGGGCACGCCCCGGAGTCGCTGCTGCTGGAGCAGATCATCGCGGTGGTCGGCGCCGAGGTCCCGGTGTACGGGGGCGAGGTGACCGCATTGGCTGATCGGCTGCAGGAGTTGGCTCCGAAGCCACGGCCGGCTGTTGCGCGGATTCCGCGCCAGCGCACCGAGGGCGGTGCTGCCGCATGAAGGACATCTCCCGCCGCGCGTACCTCCTCGCCGCCATAAGGGCCGACGGCCGCCCGGTCACCACCAACGGTGCCGCACAGCTCATGGACGACTCACCGTGGCCCACGTCCGGACGCAACACCACCCGCAAGGACTTGCGCGGCCTCGCGAAGGCCGGGCTCCTCACCGTGCAGGTCACCGACGGCCGCCACACCTACCAGCTCGCGACCACCGGAGAGGACGGCCGCTCATGACCGGCCCCGAGCACTACACCCGCGCCGAGCAGCTGCTTCGCGAGGTCCGAGACGGCCACCAGGAGGGCAGCGACGTGGCCGCCATCCTCACTGCCGCACAGGTGCACGCGACCCTCGCCCTCGCCGCCGCCACGGCCATGGGTGCACCGGTCGACGGTGAGGCCGACAGCGGTCTCCCGCCCCAGGACGCCAAGACGTGGAACAAGGCGGCTGGAGTCACCGGGAAGGGCGGCGACCGCTGATGACAGCTACCGCGCAGGCTGGAGCCACCTCGGCTCCGGCCTCCGGCCGCCGCTCCCGCAAGAGCGAACCGACCGGCACCGACCGCATTCCCAAGCCCTCACAGGGCTGGTACCGCGACCCCATCACCGGCGCCAAGCTGCGCCGCGTCACCACCATCCTCGAACAGGGCTGCTGCAAGGGCGACGCCCTCACCTTCTGGGCCGGGAACATCACCGCCGACACCGCGATGGACAACCTGCCCTACCTGGTCCACAGCAGCCTCAACCCCGACCAGCGGACAGAGGCCCGGAACTGGCTCGCCCGCGCGCACGTCCGGAAGAAGGACGAGCGCAAGGACGTCGGCACGGCCGTCCACGATCTGATCGAAGCGAAAGTCCTCGGCACGCCGATGCCCGAGGAACTCCTCACCGACCCGAACCTGACGCCGTTCCTCGACCACTTCCTCACCTTCGTCGACGAGTGGCAGGTCGAGTTCGAGGCCTCCGAGATGACGGTGGGCAACTACGAGCAGGGCTACGCGGGCAAGCTCGACTACCTGCTCCGCTCCCCGCTCATCGCGATGGCGCTCGGCGCCTACTTCGGCACCGAAGTGCCAGCCGACTCCGTGTACATGGGCGACACCAAGACCGGCGGCGAACTGGACATCAAGGGCGTCTACCCCGAGGCCTCCTTGCAGATGTCCGCGTACCGCCACGCCAAGGTCGCGTGGCTGCGCGACGGATCCCAAGTCCCCATGCCGCCCACGTTCTGGGCAGGCGTCGTGCTGCACCTGCGGCCGGAGGGCTACCGGCTGATCCCGGCCGTCGCTGACGACGCCGTCTTCGAGGCGTTCCTCACGGTCAAGGCCAACGCCGAGTGGACGTCCGGCTTGTCCAAGCAGGTCATCCGCCCCGCCCTCACGCTTCCCCAGCTCACCGAAGAGAGGGCCGCCTGATGCCCATCCTTGACCTGCAAATGCGGATGCGTCAGCTCGGAGAGATCCGCATCGGCCACGTCGTCCCGACGGGCAACACCCGTAAGGACGGCAAGCCCGCCACCCGCCCCGCCAAGCTCGACAAGTTCCGCTTCACCTCCGCCTCCCGCGACATCCTCGCTGGCGTCGCCGAGCTGTACGGCGGCGAGGTGAAGCCGTGGACCCCCGCGAACGGCGGCCCCTCCGAGTTCGAGGTTTACTCCCAGGCCAACCGGCTCCCCGTCCTAATCCCGCCGCGCGACGCCGTCTCCCAGTGGTACGAGCTGTACGCCGGATCGAAGTGCCAGCGGCGCTGCGACGGCGTCACCGAGCACAAGTCCGACCGGCCGTGCATGTGCAACCCGGAGGACCGGGACTGCAAGATCACGACACGGGTGAACGTCATGCTCCGCGACGTCCCCGCCCTCGGTCAGTGGCTGCTCATCACGAAGGGCTACCACGCCGCCGTCACCCTGCCGCCCGCGGCCGAACTCCTGGCGCAGGCTGGTGGGTACGTCGCCGGGTGGCTCGGGATGGAAGAGAAGACGGCCATCGTCAAGGACAAGCCGGCCCGGTTCATGGTGCCGACGCTGGACGTCGAGATCACCCCGGCCGCGCTGATGGCGGGTGAGGTGTCCGGCGGCAAGGCGGCAGTGGCCAAGGGCCCGGAGCGGGCGGCTATCGGGGCCGCCCCGGCGCAGCGGCGGGACTTCCTCGTGGAGGCGAAGCAGGCCGCCACGCAGGTGGAGGCGCTGGCCATCTTCCAGGAGGCCAAGCAGGCCGGGGCGCCCGTCGACTACCTGGAGCAGCTCAAAACGATCGGGCTGGCCAAGCCGGAAGCGGCGCCCACCGAGGGGGCGGAACAGCAGGACCAGCCGCACCCGGACCCGGTGCCGGACGAAGACGGCGTATACGAGGGCGAGGTCGTCGACGACGATCCGGCCGACGTACAGGACATCTGGTTCCAGATCATCGCCGCCGCCGGAAAGCACGGGCTGAACACCCAGCAGATCGAAGCCGGATTCGCGCAGCGCAACGGCGGCACGCATCCGTCGTCCGGGACCGTCGCGCAGATGACCGCGTACCTCGCCGCGGTGAAGGCGGGTGAAGGCCAGTGACTCCCTGGCACACCCTGCGCATGGCGGCCCTCGACTTCGAGGCCAGCGACAAGGACGTCGAGACCGCCCGCATCGTCACCTGCGCGCTCATCCTCGTCGGCGGCGGACTCCCCACCGACACCCGCACCTGGCTGATCAACCCGGGCATCCCCATGGAACCCGAAGCGATCAAGGTGCACGGCATCACCGACGAGTACGCCGCAGAGCACGGGCAAGATGCCACGGTCGGCGTGGCGGAGATCGCGAAGTCGGTTGCTGAAGTCGTCGCCGCTGGCACCCCGATCGTGGGCCACAACGTCGGCGGCTACGACCTCAACTTGTTGGACCGCGAGTGCCGCCGCCACCTCGGCGACAGCATCGAAGGCGTCTGCCGACAGCCGCTGACGCGGGTCATCGACACGATGGTCCTCGACAAGCAGGTCGCGCCCTTCCGGCGCCGCGTCTCCGAAACCCAGGGCCCATACCAGATGCGGACCACAGCGGAAACGTACGGCCTGAAGTGGGATGAGGAGCAGGCTCACGGCGCCGAGTACGACGCGCTGATGTCGGCCCGCGCCGCCTGGCACATGGGCAACATCGCCCACCTGCCCCGCAACGAGCGCCCAATCTGGGTGCACAAGATGAGGACGCAGCGATTCGACTCGCTCGCCGGGGTGAGCGTCGACGACCTGCACCTGATGCAGCAACAGTGGGCGCACGAGAACGCGGTGTCGTTCCAGCAGTGGCTGCGCACCAAGGCCCCGGCGGAGAAGCGAGATCCGAACGCAGTAGTCGACAGTCGCTGGCCCTTGCGCCCCATCCCCTCGCAGCGTGAGGGCGGTGAGCAGTCGTGAGACCGTCCCGCCGCCAACTCACCGAGCGCGTCGCCGACCAGGCCGCCCGCCTCGAACGAACCACCGCCCAACGAGACGAGGCACGACGCAGCGCCGAGGAGAGCACGAGGCAGCTCGGCCGCGTCGCGGGCGAACTCTCGGCTGCGAAGGACATCGTCGCCTCGTTCATCGTCGCCGCCGACCACCTGCCGGCCGCAACAGACGCGAAATCGTTCGCGATCGCTCTGCGCGAGGCCGTCGACATCGCAGGCGTCGACATCCGCCTCGAGCTGGCCCGCGCAGAAGGGGCCTCCCGATGAACGACTTCGCCGCGGCCCTCGCGGCGACCGTCATGACCATCGCGGTCGGCGCCGTCATGATGGCCCGCTCCTGGCCGACCCCATCCGGCCGGCACCGCGGCGGCTCGGTCCCGGCAGCGCCGGCCGCGCCCGCCTTGCTCCGCCCCGTCGAGGCCCTCGACCAGTTCGAGGCGTACTGCCCGGCCGAGGACCGGCCCACCTTGCAGATCCGGCTCCGCCTCGGCGGCGAGCTCTGCACCGAGTGCCGCAACCCACACCCCACGACCCCCGCAGAGGAGGCCACCAATGCCTGACCTCACGGACGCCCAACTCGACCAGCTCATCAAGGACATCGGCCTGAAGCGGCCGCGGCACGGGAGCGCACGCAAGCCGATCACTCACGGCACCTATCGCGGGGCCCGGCAGCACTACTACCGCAAGGAGCAGTTGTGCGAGCCGTGCCGTCAAGCAGAGCGCGACTACCAGAACGCGCGATACGCCGAGGGCAAGCGGCAGTACGGCCGGAACGGCGGTGCTCGATGACCGCGCCCACTTTGTTCGCCCCCGAGGCACCGGCCGCCACCTTGGCGGCCGGGCCCCGCCCCCTCGTCATCGGCGGAGACCTCTCCCTGCGCTCCACCGGCATCGGCTCCGCCGAGTGGACCGACTACGTCCGCCCCAAGGCGCTTCGCGGCCACCCCCGCCTCGCCTACCTCGTCCAGGAGATCGGCACCTTCCTCAAGAGCGCCGACCTCGTCGTCCTCGAAGGCCCTTCCTTCGGCCACGCTGGCCAGGGCGGGCACGAAGAACTCGCCGGACTCCGCGTCATGATCCAGCACTGGCTCTGGCGCCGCGAGATCCCCTACGCGATCGTCCCGCCGTCCTCGCTGAAGCTGTTCTTCGCCGGGTACGGCAAGGCGTCCAAGGCCCAGATGAGGGCCGCCGCAGAGCAGACCTTCGGCCGCACCTTCGAAGGCCCGGCCGCCAGCGACGAATGCGACGGGTTCGCACTCGCCGCGATCGGCTACGAGTGGCTCGGCTTTCCACTGGCCGAGGTCACCGCAGCACAGAAGGAAGCACTGGACGGCTGCCAGTGGCCCGAGCGCGAGGCGGTGACCCGCCGATGAAGATCACAGCCTCCCGTAGCTGGAACGCCCAAGGCACATGCACCAGCCCCGCCTACGCCGACCAGCGCGACATGTGGGACGCCGACGCCAACACCCCTGAAGCCGCACAGGCCAAGAGCATCTGCCTGACCTGCCCGGCCCGCATGGAATGCCTCGGCTCCGCCCTCGCCGAGGAAGGCGCCGCGAACTCCAAGGACCGGCACGGCGTCCGCGGCGCGCTCACCGCACCCGAACGCCGCCGCACGTACGAGATCCTCCGCCGCCGCGGCCAGTTCCCGACCTCCCTACAAGAGCGTCGCGGCCTGGCCCCGCACGGCACCGACGCGGCCTACCGCCGACACCTGCGGCGCAGAGAGCCCCTGTGCGAGGTGTGCCGCAAGGCGAACGCCCTCCGCCAGCAGGCAAAGAAGGAGTCGGCATGACCGGCCTCGTGGTGGCAGGCGCCCTCTACGTCGACCTCGGTGACGGGCGCGAGATCGCGAAGGGCGACCGCGCCGGCCAGATCCAGTGGAGGCGCCTCCCCCGGGCCCGCTACGAGTGCCTCCGCTGCCAGACCACCGAGACCCCCAACGGCCACGGGCCCGGCGACATCGCGCGGTTCGTCGCCGCCATCCGCACCTCACACACCTGCCGAATCCGGCAGCCACAAGCCGCATGACCGGCGGCCGGCCCCACGGCATCCCCGCTGCGGCCGCCACCCGGGCCCGCCCCGCGCTTCCCCCTCGACGGGGCGGGCCCAACCCCCACAAACACCAACAGCACCACCACAACCAGAAGAAAGGCACCACCCACACATGACCACCCAGCACGACACCGAGCCCGAGACCGAGCCGCAGCAGGCACCCGTCGCCGCATTCCTCGGCAGCCACCTCAACGGCCGCACCGACGAGGAACTCTCCCGCGAGTTCCACGGCCTGCTGGACTCGGTGAAGACCCACGGCAAGAAGGGCTCCATGACGATCACGATCGTCGTCGAACCCCCCGCCAACGGCGTCGACTCCGCCCCGCTCCCCATCGGTGTCGAGTCCGCCGTGAAGGCCCCCAAGCCGACCCCGGTCAAGTCCCTCTACTTCCTCGACAACGACGGCCAGCCCGTCCGCGAGGACCCCCGGCAGATGTCGCCCGGTGTCTACCGCAACACCGACGGCACCACCGAGTTCCGCATGGCCGACACCACCACCACCGAATACAAGAAGGCCTGACACCTGTGACCAACATCGACAACGCCCAGGTCATCGTCGACACCGCGCTCCGCTCCGCCGAAGCCCGCGAACTCGCCCCCGGAAAGCTCTACGCCTTCGTCACCCCCGGCGGCAGCGTCCAGAAGATCGACCTGACCGGCGACGACTACAGGGATCAGCCCTCCCGCAAGAAGGGCACCACCACCGTCCGCGACGCCGAGTCCTTCCTCGCCTACTGGGACAAGCACAACGACGCCCACAGCGAGGTGTACGCCGACAACGAGCGCCTCACCGTCACCGCCGTCCTCGACGCCAACACCCCCGAAGACGCCCGCTGGGGGCAGCACCGCCTCCACCTGGCCCTGCGCGAGACCACCACGTGGCAGCAGTGGATGCGCTGGAACGGCGAACTGATGGATCAGGAGGACTTCGCCGAGTTCCTCGAGGACCACCTCCCGGAACTCCTGGAGCCCGACTCCGCGACGATGCTGGAGATCGCACAGTCCTTCCAGGCCGCGCAGAAGGTCGACTTCCAGTCCGCCGTCCGGCTCAGCAGCGGACAGCGCCAGTTCCAGTACGTCGAGACCGCGACCACGAAGGCCGGCCAGAAGGGCGCCCTTGAGGTCCCCGAGACGTTCGTCATCGGCCTCGTGCCGTTCGAAGGATCCGAGGGCTACCGGCTGACCGCCCGCCTCCGCTACCGCATCGGGCAGCAGGGCCTCCGCCTCGGCTACAAGCTGGAGCGCCCCGAGGAGATCCGGAAGACAGCGTTCGCCGACGTACTCAAGGCGATCGCCGAGCAGGTCGACCCGCCGGTGATGAACGGGACGTCCGCCTGATGGCCGGCCGCGCGAGGGGCGGTGCCGCCCCACAACAGCGCTGCCCCTCGTGCGGCAGCCCCGTCATCAATGAACTCGTCGGCCAGTGGGCCGCACTCAACGTCATCGCCGACCTCACGCCGCTCACCCCTGAACAGCAGGAGCAGTTACGCGAGCCCAACCGGCTCATCTGGTGCCTACGCACCAACAGCCTCGGCCACAAACGCCTGTTCTGGGTCGAGTCCTGGCACCCACCCGACTGCCGCACAGGCGCCCACGTCGCCGACCACCTGTGCCCGCCTGCTGCCCCCACCACGCTCTTCTGAGGAGACCGCCCGTGAGCAACGTCCGCCACATGCACGGAGATGACCAGGCGGACCCGCACGGCTCAGAGCAGTACGACGCCGAGCGGTACGTCATCGGCGGCTGCATGCACAACCCCAAGGCCATCCCGGCCGTACGCGGCATCCTCACCCGCACCGACTTCGCACTCCCCCAGCACGAACTCCTGTGGGACGTCGTCGGCTACCTCCACGACGAAGGCCAGCCGATCACCCCGCTGACCCTCCGACTCGAACTGGAGAAGCGCAAGGAACTCCGCCGCGCCGGCGGCATCCCCTACCTCAACCAGCTCGGCGACTACGCCCTCGACGCCGAGTACCACGCGCACATCGTCCGCAAGGACGCCGACCTCCGTGCCGAAGCCGACCTCGGCCGGCGCATCGTCCAACGCGCCACCGAACCGGACGCCGAGCCCGGCGGCGCAGTCACCTTCATCGACGACTACCTCAAGCGGCAGAAGGAACGCGCCCACGGACGATCCGGCGACCCCGCGGACGCCCTCCTCGCCGAGCTCCTCGACGCGTCCAGCCTCGACAACATGCCGACCCTGGAACCCCTCGTCGGCGACCTCCTCCACCTTGATTCCCTCGCCCGGATCATCGGCCCGTCCGGGCACATGAAGAGCTTCGTGACGATCGACCTGGCCGGACACGTCGGCACCGGCATGCAGTGGCACGGACACCACGTCCGCCAGGGCACCGTCGTCTACCTCGTCGCCGAAGGCGCCCGCGGCATCCGCAAGCGCGTCCGCGCGTGGGAGAAGCACTACGGGCTGAAGATGGACAACGTCCTCTTCCTCCCCCGCCCCGTCCAGGCGATGGGCCCGGAATGGGACGTCCTCATCGAGGCGATGCGCCGCCTGCAACCGCAGATGATCGTCATCGACACCCAGGCCCGCGTCTCCGTCGGCGTCGAGGAGAACTCCAACACCGAAGTCGGCGTCGTCATCGAACGCGTCGAAGACCTACGCCGAGCCACCGGCGCCTGCGTCCTCGTCATCCACCACACCGGGCACGTCGGCGAGCACGGCCGCGGCGCATCCTCCGCGAAGGGCGCCCTTCAATCCGAACTCCACGTGTCGAAGAAAGGCGACAACGCCAAGAACATCGTCGTCACCGTCAAGGTCGGCAAGCAGAAAGACGACGAGGAGTCCGGCGACATCCAGTTCGGGCTGAAGGTCGTCACCCTCGACGGCGAGGCGAAACCGGACGGCCGGCCCGTCACCTCGGTCGTCCTGGAATCCCTCGACTACCGGCCGGCCGAGGAGATCAAGGGCACCCCCGAATGGCTCGCCGCGGTCCTCGACCGGTCGAAGGTGCCACTGAAGTGGGGCAGCCCGCGCGTCATCAAGTGGTGCACCGAGTACGGCATCCAGATGCGCAAGGAGAAGGTCGAGGAGGCAGTCCGGATCCGGAAGACCCGGAACAGCTTCGATGAGGAGCATTTGCGGACGGGGGATGCCATTTCGGGCGCCGATTCCCCGGCATACCCGGACACCCTCGACAGCACCCCTGGAACGGCGTCCGATTCGCCCCGAAATACCTCCCCCCGAGACCTCCCCCGCGATCTTGAAACCGAACTCCCCCACGATCAAGGGGGGAGTCCGGGGGAGTTCAACGAAAACCCCAGGTCAAACCTCCCCCCAACTCCCGGGGGAGGTCGGGGGGATGCCCCCACCCAAACCTCCCCCGCCTCCCCCCACCCTCAGGTGGGGGGAGGTGAGGGGGAGGGGCCCGGGACTCCGGACGGCAAACGCCCGCTTTGCACCATCTGCGGAGACCCCCTCACCGGCTACCGACTCGACCGCGGATACGACACCCACCTCGCCTGCGACCCCGAAACCGGAAGCCACCCCGACACCGGCCCAGAGAGGCACAGCGCATGACCGCCGACGCCTGACCCGCACACACGGCCACACCCCGACCGCACGTAAACCGACGCACGCCCCAGGAGAGACATGACCACCCGCCACTTCACCCGCCAGCAACTCGCCGCCCTCGGCGTCTGGCCCGGCCGGCAACGCCCAGGGACGATGCACCAGCGGGCAGTTGCCAAAAGCGGTAGTGGACGAGGCGGGCGATTGCGATCCTGAAGGGATGGAGGAAGCAAAGGATCGGTTGAGCCTGCCCCGGCCCCGCTGGGCGAATGCCGAGATCGCCGTCTGGGGCGGTGCCAGCGAGGACGATCTCACCCTCGCTGGCGGCTATCTGCGCGTGGCCGAGACCGCCGCTCGCCACTGGATCACCCACGGCCCGGACGATCTGATGCCCCTCCCGATCCTCTACAACTACCGGCACAGCATCGAGCTGTCGCTGAAGTGGCTGATCCGGAAGGCCGCCCAGTGCGCGCTGCGCGAGGGCTACACAGGAGAAGAGGACCTCAGCCCCGACCAGTTGGATAAGCGGCTGCGCACGCACAACATCAGGAGACTGGCGGACTGCCTCAACCGGTACCTGGCTCTGCTGGACCTACCCAAGGTGGACCAGCGCATCGATCTGGGGTCCTGGAGTCAGCTGAACTGGCTGGACAGCGAGGATGCGACAGGGGAGACCTACCGGTACGCCCTGGTCGGCCACGGCGCCGGCCGGGCTCCCGCCCGACCCGTGCAGCAGAACGTCAACTTCTACGAGCAGGTGAACGAGCTGCACAAGCTCGCGCACCTGTTGTGGGGTGGCTACTCGGCTCATCTCGGTGAGTACGAGAACTGGCAGATCGAGTACATGGAGGCCATGGACACGGCCGGCTACTAAAGCGGTGCGTGCCGCCGCTACGGTGTCGGCTTCTTGTGGCGGTTGAGGAGCTCGGTGAAGAAGTCGGAGATGAGCTGCGGGCTGTCGGGCCGGGTAAGTTCCCAGCCGCCGAAGCGGTAGATCTCATAGCCGGCCAGCCGCAGGCGGCGGTCCTCGGCGACCATCTCCGAGTACAGCCTGGGCGAGGCGGTGTACGTGGTGCGGCCGTCCACGCCTGTGGGGTTCTTCATGCCGTAGTGATGGGCGCCGTCGACCTCGATCACAATGCGGGAGCGGTCGGGCGCCAACAGCAGGAAGTCCATGCGCTCGCGGTGCAGAGCCCCGCTGCGTCCGCCGCTCTTGCGGGTGTAGGGGTCGTAGTGCAGGTAGACCTGCGGAATAAGGGCGGGCAGGTCGAATCCGGCGGACTCGGCGTAGCGGGCGCAGTACGTGCGCAGGACCGTCTGCTCCGGCAGGGAATCCAGGGAGCGGTACAGCCGCCGGTACAGGGCATCGGCGGCCTCCGGCTCCTCGGCGTCCGGCATGTAGTGCGTCTGCCACCAGGTGACCATCTGCCGCCAGGTCAGGCCCTGTACCGGCAGAGGGTCCCTATACACGAGGCAGTTCTCGGCGTTCCGGACGATCTCCACCTCGTTGCTCACCGCGTCCCGCAGCACGATCTGCGGCTTCGGGCCGACGGCCGCGAAGATGAGGTTCTTGAAGGTGCCGCGGGGGCCGTTCTTGAAACGCTGCTCGTACTCGGCCTCCTGCAGGTCCTCCAGGGCCTGTCTGGTCGGCCCCAGCAGCTCTTCGATGCACTCGCGGCGCGCCTGCCAGCCGCCGCCCCCGGACATGTCGTTCTTGCGCCAGTAGTCGTAGAAGCCGCTGTGATGGCGGAACGGCAGCTGCGGCGGCTTCAGTGCCAAGCGCTCGAGGACCGCCCGGTGCGCTTTGATGGCGAGGACGACTTCCTCGTCATTCATGCGTTCGTCGTGGCGTGTGCCCCGGGCGACGAAGTCCTCGTGCAGCAACCGGGTCAGCGCCACGGCTACGTCCAGATCCGGGGGAACCGGCAGGGGACCGAACCGAAGGGACTCCATCAGCTCGACATCCAGCTCCCACAGCTGGCACACCCATTCACCCGGCCTGTGGTCGGGCCAGTCCGCGTGCTCATCGGGCCTGCCGCGGAAGAAGTCATCTGTCTGCATGCTCGCGCGTCCCCCCTGCCCCACAGCGCTGTCGGAAGGAATTGTCGCTGGTGTCACTGACAAGGGGGAGTTGCGCGCTGGAGGACCTAGCGGACGACTTCCCGGGCGGTGCAGCCGAGGCCTCACAGATGGCCGCCGGATTCCTCAACCACCTCGCGGGCGACCGGATCGAGGTCCGCTCCGCCGGATCACTGCCCGGCGACCAGGTCAACCCGGCCGCCATCGAGGCCATGAAGGAGGTCGGCGTCGACATCTCCGACCAGAAGCCCAAGGTCCTGACCACCGAGGCCGTCCAGGCGTCCGACTACGTCATCACCATGCGCTGCGGGGACGCCTGCCCCATCTTCCCGGACGAGGAGTACCTCGACTGGGCCCTGGAAGACCCGGCCGGCAAGGGCGTCGAGTCCGTCCGCCCCATCCGTGACGAGATCCAAAAGCGCATCGAGGCCCTCATCGCCGAGATCGACGCGAAGCCGGAAGCGTGACCCGGTGACCGACACCGGCATACGCGAAGTCATCGTCATCGGCTCCGGCCCCGCCGAATACAGTGGACGGCTCTTCCTCTTTAGGTAGGCCGAGCTTGCGGTAGCCGTAGCCGGTGGCACTGGCTTCCTCCTAAGCAGGCTCAAACACTCTCGATCAAGCAGCCTCGGGCGCGAGCTGCTTCAGCTCCTCGATGAGCTTGGTCCAGGGAGCCCGTGCCTCTTCCGGCAGAGTGCGGGTGGTGCGGTGCATGGCTTCGAGGACGTCCTGGAATGCGTTCTGGAAACTGACAGACCACGACGCAGATGCCAGCTTCGATGCGAGGCCTTGGATCAGACGGTCCGGCGCCGTGTGGCCATTCAGGAGAGCGGGGACGGCCGAATCGATGGCGTACGGGTAGGTAAACACCTGGCCGTCCTCGTTGAGGAACAGGCCGTGCAGCGCACCGTTGCGGTACTCATCTGGCCATCGCTCGGGATGTACGGAGATGGCCTCGATGCCTTCGACTCGCACGTTCACCGTTTGGCGCGCTGACCGCTGGCCCACTGCCAGCCCCAGGCGGCGTTGGTCAGGCTGGTCAAGATCAGGAATGTTCGCAGACGCCAGCCGCGACGCAAGGTCGCCGCCGTAGAAGATGCCGTCGCCAAGGTCTCGGATCAGAGGTGCGAGGGCACCTTGTAGGGCAGTGTGGAGCCGAGCCAGGGCCCATCGAACCCACAACAGGCTGGCGTGCACGGAAGCTTCGACGACCTCGTCGGTGATCTCGTGCACGATGGAGCGTCCATGCCCAGTCCCGAATGAGTTGCGCAGCTCGCGGAGCTGGCCAGCCATCTTTTTTGCGTTCTCGGGGATCTGGCGCAGCGGATCGTTCCGGGGGATGCCGAGGCTAACGGCGTGCTCGATCACCTTGTGCGCGGCGCCGAGAACTTTGTCATAGGGATCTTGGTCGGGAACGACGCGACCGTCGTAGGAAACGAGGATCACTCGGGCTACGCCTTCGACCAGCTCCTTTGCTGACCCCACTATCAAGGGTCGGTCATCAGCATCAACTGCTCGTCTCAGCCGGTCAAAGCCTTCGTTGATGGCCTGCCGCTGTTCGTCTTGCAGGCCATCGGCGTGAGGTAGCTGCTCCTGTAGCAGATGCTTGATCACTAAGTTCTCCTCCCAGGGCGCCACCCGGTCATGCGGGTCTGGCGCGTCCCGCTCCCGCGCTTGTCACGCGCTGAGCCCTCGATGCTTACATACCAGTTCTCCCGGATGTACCGATGGGTTTGTGTCTGCTGCCCGCATCGGCATGTCGTGTTCATGGCGGCCTTTTAGTCGGCCGGTAGAAGTCCTGTTCAGCACGGGCTACTTGAAGTGCGGCCCGGCCTTTACAGGGTCCAGTCAAGGTGCACGTTGCCGTGGGTCTCTACAGGTCCTCCCACATAGAGTCCATCGGCCATCTCGTGAGCCCATGGGTCTCCATGATCGAGGCCGCCGATCTGCAACGGCGACTGGGTCACGGTCCGTCGTCAGTCGCCGCCGTTGACGACGACTGCCGCACTGAGCCCTTTCCAACCTCGCCGTAGGGCACGTATGTCCGTGGCTCATGAGGTGCCGGCGTGCGTCGGCGTGGAGCTGATTGGGGTGCCGAAACCCCATGGTGCCGGTCGATTGTTTTCGTCAGGATGAGGTCTGTGAATGAGCGGTCGGCCTGGCCGACAGACAAGCTGAGCGCCCTGCGGCTGGGGCGCCGGGTGGTCGCAGAGGTCTCGGCGTCCCGCCCTGGTCGACGGGCGTTTGTGGATATCACCCCGGCTCAAGATGCGCGGGACGCTCAGGCAGCGCGGGAGGGCTGGGTACGTGGTGATGCGGCGCGTGGCTTTCGCCTGGAGCACTGGGAGTACGACGCTGACTGCATCGACGGCTTTGACTACGACATCGGCGCGGTCCTGGTGCGCACGGCGTCGGTAACGGATGAAGTGGCGCTCACGGAGGCACTCGCGCTCTGGGGGCTGCGGCCGGATTGCTTCGGTTACCCGTGGGAATGCGATGACCCCAGGTAGGTCAAACGTGCTCATGCCGACGCGTGGTGGAGTGTCAGGATGGCTTGCACCAGGCTGGTGATGCGGGTGGTGCTGCAGCGCAGCTTGCGCAGCAGGCGCCAGTTCTTGAGGGTGGCCATGGCCTGTTCGCCGATACCCCGGATGCGGGCGTGAGCGACGTTCACCGCCTGCTGGCCTGTCGGCAGGTTGCGGTGCCGACCGCGGAACGGCACCCGGATCGTGCCTCCGGCGCCCTGATAGCCCTTGTCCGCCCAGCAGGCAAGATCGGCCTTGGTCAGGGCGTCGACGATGCCGTGGGTGCGGGCGGCGGTCAGGTCGTGGGTGGCTCCTGGCAGTGCGGGCGAAGCCCACAACAGACGCCCGAACGGGTCGGTCAGCACCTGGACATTCATGCCGTGCTTCTTGTGCTTGCCGGAGTAGAACGGCCGGTCGGCAGCGATACGATCGATGGGCAACAGTGTCCCGTCCAGGATCACGTACGCCTTCGATCGGGCCTGCTCGATGGCCTCATCGAGAGTGGGCGCGAGGGCGGCCAGCAACTCGACGGCCTCGCGAATGTAGCGGCAGACGGTGGCGATCCCGACGCCTAACCCGGCGGCCAGTGTCGCGTAGGTGTCGCCGCACCGAAGGTGGGCCAGCACGAGCAGGGCCTGCCGACCGACCGGCAGGCGCCGCCACCGGGTCCCCTGGTCACGGCGGCGAGCGGCAAGTCGTTCGGACAGCAGCCGCAGGGTCCGGCTGGACAGGTCGATCCCGGACGGGTAGACAAGCATGACGAAGCTCCTGGTCGATCGAGTGATCTTGGTCGTGAACTCATCTATCAGGAGCTTCGCCATACCGGCCGACCGGGTACCAATCCAACTCGCCTCACACGCGACTAAGGCTTGTCCCGCAATGATCACCTGGGCCGGACGACGGTGAGGTTGTGAAGGTGAGCGATGCCGAGCACGGCATGGTAAACGCCGTCGCCTTTCAAGCGGCAGTCGCGAAGGATCTTCCAGCACTTCATGCGGGCGAAGACATGCTCGACACGAGCGCGGACATGTCGGTGCGAGCGGTTGTGTTCTTCTTTCCAGCCTGGGAGTCGGGCCTGGTCGCGCTCACGGCGATGTGGGATGACCAGGCCGGTGCCCCGGTAGCCGCCGTCGGCAATCACTGTGGCGTTGCCGACGGCGGCCTTTGCGCCGGACAGCTCCCACGCTATGCAGTCGTTGCGGTTGCCGGGCAGGGGCCGGCCGACCACAACGACGAGCCGAGTGTCGGCGTCGACGACTACCTGGTGATTGGTGGAGTACCGATAGTTTTTCGACTGCTCAGCCACGGTGTGATCGCGTGTGGGCACTAAGGTGCCGTCGACGATCAGCACGGTGGCGTCGCTGAAGCGCCTGCGCTGTTGCAGGGCCAGCAGAGGAGCCATGTGGTCGATGATGCGATCAGCGGCAGACTTGGAGATCCCGAAGAGCGGTGCCAGCTGGCGCATGGTGAGGTTGGTGCGCCAGTACGCAGCCACGAGGAGCACGCGGCCTTCCAGAGGAAGGCTCCAGGGCCGTCCGCGCCGTACACCGTCGGCGCCGCCTCTGCGCAATGCGGCAACGAGTTTGTTGAAGCTTTGCGGGGTCAGCCCCGTGAACGGGGTTATCCAGCACGGTTCCGAGGATGTGATCACGGCAGCCACATGGAGATCATGCTGCCGGATAAGGAAGCACTGGAACGGTGACCTTGAGATTACGGGGCCTCGGGATAGTGAGGGCGTTTCTGCTTGAGCTTGGCCAAGTCGCCAAGGTCGATCCCGGTGGCCTTGGAGAACTGCTTGGCCCAGTCGGCGACGGCTTGTCGGAAGAGGTAGTCGGGCCAGGGCGCCACAGGTTCCTCGCCTCGCTTCCGCAGCTTGGCCACGGCCGCCCGTTCCAGTTCTTGGTCCCCGTAGTGCCGGGCAAGCAAGATCGCCTGTGCAAGCCGTCCAGGCTCGTTGTTGGTCGGTGCGAAAGCCCAGACGCTGTCGCGGTGAACGTGGGTATCTGCCAGCAGGAGCAGGCCCAGGTCGTGGCGGTCGCGGACGAAGTGCAAGGAGGGAGGCCCGTACTCAGTGACGGCGGCAGTGGCCTCCCTCCCCAGGGGACTTCCACTCGCAGGCCAGGGATACCGGGCCTCCGGGGGGATATTGGTCGGGTTCGCTTCGCCGCTTGGCGTGGGGTGGTCGATCCGGATGCTCATTCCGCCGAAGCTCTCCATCTGGTCATGGAGGGCGGTGTCGTAGGTGACGACCATCCAGCCGAAGACCGCCCGGTCGTAGCGGTCTTTCCAGATCGAGAGTGTGGACTGCAAGTCTCCCCTTGCGAACGTGAGGTTGCCGCCGTCCACACCGGCAGGAGCCATCCCGAGCAACTGTGCAAACTCATCCGCCATCTTGCGCATCGTCCAGGGCCGCGTCACGAAGGCATGCTACGGCTTGGCCAACGGACCTGTGACCTGCGAACCCTCCATCATGTGCCGCGCACAAGACAGCGACCCGTGATCGATTACGGGACAGCCCTTAGGTTGGAAAAGGCTCACTGTCAGGGACCAACTCTGATATGCGCAACGCTGAAGCGTCAGTAATTGCTCACCCTGAATCGGCGGAACATGTCCGGGAGGAACTGTCGAAGAAGGGCTCGGGCGGCATCAATGTCTTTCAGTTCGTCGTGTCCGAAGCGGAACACTTCGTACCCTCTGAGCTTTAGGTCGCGGTCGGCGGCTACCATCTCCGCGTACTTGGTGGTGTCCGGGGTGCGGCCGCGGTCGCGGGTGTAGTGCTGCGAACCATCGACCTCGAGAACGACGCGCTGCCCATGAGGCAGTAGCAGGAGGAAATCCATGCGAGAGCGGAGCAACGCCTCAGGGCCACGCTCTTGAACCGTCTTGTGGTCCCAGTGCAGCCACACTTCAGGCAGGAGAGCCGGCACCTCGACTGATGGTTTGAGAATCTCGTGGTAGGCGATGAAGAGATTCTTCTGGCCATCCGAGTTCTTCGGCAGGCTCTTAAGGAGTCGTTGGTAGAGGTCCTTCCTGGCGTCGACTTCGCTGCCAAACTTGCGGGTTTCTTGCCACCAGGCATGCACATCACGCCAGCGCAAGCCCTCAGTAGGGATCTCCCGGTCATAGACGAGAATGTCGTCCGGGTTCCCTCCGACGATCTCGATGTCGTTGTCCAACGAGGACTGGAAACGGATGTCCGGCTTGACGAGAGAGGCAAAAATGATGTTCTTCGGTCGCCGGTTGCCATGCAGTCGCGTCGACACCACTGTGAACAGCGGATAGCCGCCGTCATTGCCGGTTAGTCTCAACTCCAGTCCAGCGCCACGGAGACGGCTATTGATCGTGCCGACGGTCGCCATCTGGAGGTCCTCATCGAGGAGAACGTCTGCTGATACCAGGCCCTCTAGGAAACGGGCGAATCTGGCGTCCCCGGCCTCGAACACACCGAGGTTCTCGAAAAGGACTTCTGTTGACCAGTCCCCGGGGTTGCGGAAAACATGCCGTTCAATGCGGTCTGTCAGCGTCGCCGGCCGTCTCCCGTTCAGTAGATCACCGAGGAGGGGGCCTGGTTCCTCAGATATCCAAAGCCGGTCAAGTAGCCGCATGAAGGGAGCGTGGTGCTGGGCGAGCTCCGAAAGGTCGAGCGCGCGCGCCAACTCGCGGCGGAACTTTTTGGGGATCTCGTGCGGTGCTTCCTCTTCCCACAACAGGTCTTCTATCTGATAGCGGATCGACGCCCTCACGTAGACGCGACTCGTCTCCAAGACGCGGCGCGCCACCTTCGGCAGCTCAGCTGCCGACACCTGACTGAGGCTCAGCTCAATCCGCTCGCGCTTGCTCCCGGCATCCTCAGGGACCAGTGGCATGCCCAGCTGCTCGAAGGCCGGGGTCAGGTCGCGGTGAGTCAAGTGACCAAGACCCGCGACGACCTCGCCGACCAGTGTACGGAGCGCCGAACGATCCCTAATGTCGACCATTGGCCGATGGTCGCAGAAACCAGGGGAATCCGGCAGGGCGCCTGGAAGTGCCTACATCAGGGCTCCCACCACCATGCAGCTTGAGGTCACGATCGGCAGGCGCCCGAAGCAACGCGGGTTCGAATCCCGCCGCCGGCCCCGGCCGGTGTCGTCTAGCGGCCCAGGACACCTACAGTGCGCCGCCGCCGACCCTGATCTCTGCACACCTACGGCACGAGCCGCCCGCCACGGGGGACATGAGGCGGGCGGCTTCGTTCTACTCATCCGCAGGCTCAGACTCCGATGTCGCCAGCTCGATGCCGCGCACGCGACGGAGCCAACGCGCCAGGAGGAACAGCGAAGCACCCGCAGCACCGCACGGCTCCCATACCTCAGTCGCAAGTGCCCCCAGGCCACCATCCCCGACGATGTAGACCGCCTGGGCGCCCACAACAGCGGCGATGAAAGCGTTGGTGCGGGATTGAACGCGAAGTAGCCAGTCGACGGGCCGCCACGCAGGCCGTACGCCGTCACGCACCCGCATCCTGAGCGCAGCGACGAGGAAGCCTAGGGCAAGTACCTGCTGATGCATCCGAGAAAGCGACATCCCCTCCTCGGGAGACCCAGCCAGCAGCGCGCCCCACTCTTCGCGTAGGTGAGATCGAGCTGGACCTGCGAGGCGCACGGCAAGGTCTGTCGCAGAGCGCGCAGTCCTCAACGGTGCCTGCGGCGTCAGTTGGCCAATCGGAAGCACCGCAACCTTTCTGATCCGCAAGAGCCTGCGCTCAAGATCCGGAATCACCGTGATCAACGCACCGGGGTGCCATAGATGGGAGTTACCTAATGGCGTGCGGGAGTTCATGGTCAAGGTGAAAACGTCCCCCGTCTTCGACGCCGCGAAGACAGGCGATGACGGCAACGCCGTCACCCCGCGTACGACGCGCTCCGCGCCTACGGGGCCTAGACGTTTCAGTCCTCTACGGGCTGCGCTCGACCAAGACAGCATGAAAGGAAGGCTCTGGCTCACGAGGTTCCACCTGTCAAACCAAGGCCAAACCGGCGGGCCCTTCGGGACTCCAGCGCCTCCAATGCCGATCGCCGGCCGACGCCGGTGAGTTCGTAGAAGCGGCGGGCAGGGCGGCCGGGGTGGGGGCCGGTCTCTTCGTGGCTGGTGATCCAGCCGCGTTCGGTGAGCCGGTCGAGGATGGGGTAGACGGTGCCGGGTCCGAGGTCGGCGTCGCGGCAGATGCTGAGGCCCCAGGCTGGGGCGTCGCTCGTCGCGGAGAGCAGTGTCTCCAGGACGGCGATCGTCGGCTTTGTGAGCCGGATGTTCGTCATGCCATCAGTGGAGCATGTATCGAGTACGAAACGCAAGCATGTATCGAGTACGAATCACGTGCATCCCAACGCCTCGCCTCCGCCGTGCCGTTCACCACGTCGATCACCGCGACCGGGTCACGGTCTCGATCGCATGCCGTGGTGTACAGCCCCCGCCGTCTTCGGCGGGGGCTTCGTGCTGCCCGCGTGCAGCGCCGATCAGGTCGTCAACAGTTCCACTTGGATGAGCCAGGGCTGTAGTTGTTTGCGAGATAAACCACCTGCCCGCGCTTGACGCAGGCCCCAATTGGACTGCTGTAGTTGTGGTATCGATACATCGTCACGCCCCTGCCCGAGGTGCCGTTGTTGTAGACGGCGTACGTGAACTTCCCATCCTGGACCCAGGAGCAATTGTCCCAGTTGGGGGCGTCGTCCTTCCACTTGCACGGATAGTTGTCCCCACTGGTGTGATAGGCGCAGAAGTACTGGCTGGGACAGGCGCGCGTGTTGACGGCAGACGGCGCGGCCGAAGCCGGAGCGGCCGTCGTGGCGGCGATTGCCCCGACGGTGACGGCGACAGCTGCCGTCAGCCGTGCCACGCTTGATCGAATTCGCACTTTCTTCCTCTCGATTCGAGGCTCTCGGGCGCCTGAACCGGTACTGGCGCCCGACTAGATGCTTCGTCGTTCCAGCCGCAAAGTCTTTGCCGCTGAGCGCACACCAATTAGCGCAGGGCGCCGTGTGATCCCCGGCTGCCAGATCGTGTGCTCCCCCGCCCCGGAGGCAAGCTGTCAGCGCAGACGCGTAGCCGTGACGACCGCATGCCGCGTCGTACCCGCCAGCACTTCGATCACGAGCCCGGGCGGCGCCACGGTGTACCTGTCCCCGGCGTCCGTGTGCGCTCGCCCGGCCGGCCCGGTGGCTGCCAGATGCGGGCCGACCAACGCGGCGAGCCGAGCGGTCAGCTTCTGCGTCAGAGCTGTTCGCCCATCGGGGAGGCGGACGGCGAGCGCCTTCGGCCGGAGCGCCGGGCCGGTGTATCCGACGACGTCCGCGTCGACCGTTTCGGCGTGGCGGACCTTCTGCCAGGACGATGAGCGGCCCGGCCGGTACGTCGACGTTGCGCGTTTCGCGACGACGCCCTCGACGCCGGCGTCGATGAGGGAGTCGTACCAGGCGCGGGCAACGTCCGGATCGTCCGAGGCCGACACGGCCTGGATCCTCGACGGCTCCGGCAGCCGTCCGACCACGTCCAGCATTGCGGCGCGCCGTTCCTCGTACGGTCGGCCGCGCATGTCCTGGCCTGGCAGCGCGAGGACGTCCCAGACGACGGGCAGGGCCGGATGCCGCTCAGCGAGCCGCAGCGCCCGAGCCGGCGCCGAGGCCGCGCGGGACTGCGCGGCCTCGAACGAGATCACGCCGTCGACGACGATCACGGCCTCGCCGTCGAGGACAGTTCCGGAGTGAGAACCGCCGAAGATCGGTCACTCTGGGTTCGTTGGTTCCCCAGGGCCATGCAGAAGACGCTTCGGCTGGAGATGTTTCGTGGCCGCCGCCTGCTACTGCGCGGACAGCGCCCGGCGGCCCGGGCCTGTCCGGTAAGATCCGCCGGACAGGCCCAAGTGGCCCAGGATCGCAACGCGCTGGTCGTGGGTGTCAGTTCGTTTTGAGGGGCTGCCCGCCTGCGTCGTACACCTGCCCAGTCACGGCGTTCACGCGGTACATATCAACCGGTGCCTGCTCTTGTGAATCATCGCTCGCTCCGTTACTGGGCCACGTCACGTTCACAAGCCAGTTCGGCTGCCAAGCACCGTCTTGCTCGACCGCTTTTACGGTAACTGCTTTGGTATGGAATTCCGCTCCAGTGTTCCCATTGCCTTGGAGTTGTACCGATACCGCCCTGTTTACTTCCTTTTCGGCCCGCTTGGCGTCAAGCTTGGCTTCGGGAAGGTTGACCCGGGTCGGACCGAGGGTGACGTCAATCTGAGATACATGCCCGGCCCTGTCTACCTGGACGTCCAGCATCCTGGGCATCAGCACGTCGTTGTAAGTCCATCTCCAGCTCGTGATCCAACCAAGTTCGGCCTTTGCGCCCACAGGAGACGTTTCACTCATGGTCGAACCCATCGCCCACGGATACTGTCGCTGAGCGTACGACTTCGCGATTCGAGAGGCTGCTGCATCGGTAGATGGGGCTTCCGTACCTCCCACCGGGTATCCCAGGGCGGTAGGCCGGTCGCTGTTCTCCAGCTGTACGTTCAGGTGCTTCTTGTCAGGCCAGGAAAGGCTGCCGTTACCGAAGTCTTCGGAATGCCCCTCTTCGCGGCTGTACAGGTTGAAGATGATGTTGGCGCATGCGGCGCCCACGCACGGCTGCTCGTACTGCTGGCCGATCTTGTAGCGGTCACCGAACGCCTCCTTGACAGCAGCCGCAACGGCCAGTTTCTGGTCGGAACTTGCACCGACGAGGGTGCTGCCATCCACGTTCGTAAAGTTGAGCATTGGACGCACCACTCCCGAGCCCAGGAGGAGCAGCGCCGCGAAAGCGATCAGGGCGCCCTTGGTACCCGCCTGCCAGGCGAGCGAGTGGCGGATTGCGAGAACAACCGCGACACCAGCGAACCCGATCAACCCGCCGATAATGTTCATCTCGGCGTCCGCGCTGTCACACACGCGCCCCAGGCCGTTGACGGTGGCCTGGGTGAATTCGATGGCCAGGGGCAGCGCGACGACGCCGACCAGGACAGGCAACGGGCGACGGACAGCCAAGAGTGCGCAGGCGCCGACGGGCACCATCATGGCGAGGTTCCACAACCCTTGCGTGGTGTGGAAGGGCTCGGCGAATTGATGGTTGAGGACGCACACACCGCTGGCCGAGCCGCTGCCCATGAAAGTGACGCCGAGCACGCCGGTAAGAGTGAAGGCGAGCCCGGCCCACCATGCCCCGTGAGGGTTTCCACGCTTACGGACGAGCGTCCATGCTGCGCCGCCGAAAACGAGGCCGATCAGGGTGCAGACGGCCAGATAGCCGACATGGTCTTGAAAGATGGCGGAAAACACGGCACGGTTCCTTGCGTTGTCGTGTCGAGGAGAGCGGGACCGGGAGAGGGAAGGCCCCGCCTTGGTAGACGGGGCCTGTGGGTCTCTGGTTCAGCAGTGCGAGGCAGGCGTCTGGTACGAGCCGCCGGAGTACGTAAGCAGGCCTATTGTGCTTGTGCAGTAGGCGCTCGCCGACAGTGACCACGTCGCGGACTTCGTCTGGCCCGAAGCGATGGAGACGGCGCCGGCGTAGTGGCTGGTCCCCGAGCGCGAGTAGCCAAGCTGGGCGGAGATCGTGGATCCGCCCGTCTTGGCGTACGTGGTGCTGACGACGCCGCTGGAACTCTGATGGACAATCAGAATGCCGTTGGACAGCTTGGTGCACCGCTCCATCGGCTCGTTGGTGGCGGTGTAACCGGAGCTGTCACAGTAGGCGGCGGCCGAGGCTACCGGCGCGCTGAACATGACAGATCCTGCTGCGATGGCAAGAGCGATGAGAGTGGCATTGGCTCTACGGCGCATGGAATCCCCTCGATGTAGTGCCCATGCCAACTTCTCGCGGATGTGAAGAGGCGGGCACAGGCCTGGTTGATGGGCGGCGGCGGAGGGTTCACATCCGCCACCGTGCCCGGCGATCAAGGTAGGGGCACCCAAGCGGGATAGACAGCAACCGTCCTCACGCCTGGCGCAAAAGGATCACCCGTAACCTGCCTACCATGTCTCACTCAACCCCCTTGCTGAGGCGGCAAGTTGAGGACAGCGGTTTCTGCGAACAGGATGTGAACGATATGAATCATTGGCAACCGTTGATGGCTTGAAAGTTTTGCTTTCACCGTTTGCCTGGTCTTCTCCCAGTCGGCGCCATGGGCGCCGCCGCAGAGCCACAGCCCCGAGAACGAGTCCCAAGAGCTCAACGAATCCACCTCACCCCACGTCACACCACACCCGGACCACCTCGAGAGAATCCATTCCTGCGAGGGGATGTCCATCCAGGATGCGGTGACGTCACGGCCCGACCGCGCCTGGAGCCATACGCCCTCTGCCGTCCGCCACAGGATCGCGCGGTGGCCGTCGAGCTTGATCTCGTACCACCAGCCCGGCCCGGTCGGCAGCTTCGGTACGAGCTGGGCGAGGGCGACCTGCACGGGGAACTGCATGCTCGGTCTACTTCCACACGCCTGGGCCGCCGCCACGCCACTCAATCAGCTCGCTGACGTACTCGATCGGGTCCTCGGCTGCCAAGTCCACCTCGGTCAAGCCCATGATGCCCGCGTGGCAGAGGAACACGCTGAGGTCGTGCGGGCTGTAGGCGGTGCCGAGGATGCATCCGTCCACGCGCACCCGACGGCCGCCCGTCTTGGTCGGCGGGTAGACGATCACGCGATGCCTGGCCATAGCTCCAGCCTGGTCCGGGTGTCCCGGGTCGCACCCCCGGTTCTGCGCCACCCGCACGGCTGCCACGGCTCGCGACCCACACGCCCCGGGTCAGGAACGACCGCTGTTGATTCGGGGCGCGCACCCCCCCCGTGGAGTGGCGGCCGCGGTGGTGTCCGGCGGGCGATGCGGTTGTGCAGGGAGGGACAAGGCTTGGTCAGTTTCGGAACAACAGCCAGGCCTAGCCTCGTTGCCACACCCCCTACGCAAGAACAAAAGGAACGACATGTCCATCGACAACACCCCGAAGGCGACGGTTCTGGAACCCGCGGCCGCCGATTTCGCAAGGGCCACCGATCAGCGGCCGTTTCTCTTCGAGCTGCCTCCCGAGGAGGGTCGCAAGGCGGTGAACGAGGTGCAGTCCGGGGACGTCCCCAGGCCCGCCGTCGACGAGGAATGGATCACCGTGGAGGGTGGCCCGACCGGCTCGGTCCGGGTCCGCGTGATACGTCCGAAGGGCGTCGCCGGCGTCCTTCCCGTGCTCCTCTATATCCACGGTGCCGGTTGGGTGTTCGGCAATGCACACACCCACGACCGGTTGGTGCGCGAGCTGGCCGTCCGTGCCGGCGCCGCGGTCGTCTTCCCCGAGTACGACCTCTCCCCGGAGGCCCGCTACCCGGTGGCTATCGAGCAGAACTACACCGTGGCCCGATGGATCGTCACCGACGGCGCGGGCAAGGGCCTGGACCCCACGCGCATCGCGGTCGCCGGCGACTCCGTCGGCGGCAACATGGCCGCCGTCCTCACGCTCATGGCCAAGGAGTTCGGCGACGTCCCGCTGGTCCAGCAGGTCCTTTTCTACCCGGTGACCGACGCCGGCTTCGACACCGGCTCCTACCACCAGTTCGCTGAGGGCTACTTCCTGCGCCGCGACGGGATGCAGTGGTTCTGGGACCAGTACACCACCGACGAGGCCCAGCGGGCCGAGGCGACCGCCTCGCCGCTGCGCGCTAGCCTCGAGCAGCTCAAGGGACTGCCTCCGGCCCTGGTCATCACGGGTGAGGCCGACGTACTGCGGGACGAGGGCGAGGCGTACGCCAACAAGCTGCGGTTGGCCGGCGTGGCCGTCACCGCCGTGCGCTTCCAGGGCATCATCCACGACTTCGTGATGCTCGACGCGCTCCGGGACACCCATGCCGCGAAGGCAGCCATGGATCTGGCCGGACACACCCTGCGGGCCGCGCTGAGCGCGCCGCGTCAGGACTGATCTTTCTCCCGGGCGAGGGCCGGGGGCCGGGGCCACCACGCGGGGTTGGAGCCCCCGCCCCCCCCCCGGGGGGACCCCCCCCCGGGCCTGGCGGGGGGCCCCCCGGCGCCGCCCCCCCCCACCCGGGGGGGGGGGGGGGGGCGGGGCCGGGGGGGGGGGGGGCCGGGGGGGGGGGGGGGGGGGGGGGCCCCCCCCGGGGGGGGGCCCCCCCCCCCCCCCCCCGCCGGTGTCTTCACGCCCCGGGTGAAGAGGCGGGGCTCCCGGCGGACTCGACCCTCCACTGGGTGGGGGAGCAGGCGAACGCCGCGCGGAAACGGCGGCTGAAGTGCGACACACTGACAAAACCGCACCGGTGGGCGATGTGCCCGACCGGAACCGCCGGGTGCGCGACGAGCTCTTGCCGGGCCGCCTCCAGCCGGGTCGCCATGATCGTCTCGCCCAATGAGGCGCCCTGGCCAGTCCACAGGCGGAACAGATGACGGACGGAGATCGCGTGCTCATAGGCGATGCGGTCGGCGGTGAGCCCGGGATCGCGGAAATGCAGGGCGATATACGACCGGATGCGGTCCACCAAGTGATCCTGCAGCGCCTCACGTCCGGCGGCACTTTCAGGATCAGCCGAGGTCACGATGAGCGCCCGCATCAGCTGAGCCGTGATCCCGGCTAGCAGCGTGCGCTCCCTCTCCCCCATCGCCGCCGCGCTCCCCGGCGTTCCCGCGATGTGCCTGCGTACCAGATCGTAGAAGGGACTTGCAGACAACCGGCTGTCCGCCCGGTAGACCTGCTCAATGGAGACGCCCAGCCGGTCCCGCTCGATCTGTGCGATGATCGCCGCGCCTTCGCCGGACCGGGAGTAGGTGAAGGCCGCGTTGAGATCAGTCAGATATAGGGTTCCTCGGCTCAGCGTCCGAGCGTGTCCCGCGTGTTCGTACCGACCGGGGCTGCCGTCATGCACCACGAAGGCGACACGTTCGGGGCCCGTCGCGTGCAGCGCTTGCTCCGAACGCCGGTGCATCACACCGGTGTTGTTCAGCCGCATTACTTGGACGTCGTCGTTGAGCCGCCAGAGATCGACCTTGGCGTTGACGGGACCGGTGCGCGGGCGCAGGAAGACGGTGTGGTGGGGCGTGGTCTCCCGGACAAAAACCGATCGGAATCCCTCCATACGGTCCTTCTCCGGCAGCCGACTGCCGTCGAATATCGTTGCCACTTTCGTCCTGCACCGTGGAGCACCAAGCCGTTCCGCACAGTCTGGTGCGGGAAGGCGCTGAATGATCGGCGCCCTTGCCCATCGGCCTCATCGTAAGTCACCAAGATGGAGCGCAGGATTCCGAGGCCCCTTTGGACGGTCAGGTCGGAGTGCCAGGTAGGGCACTGCTGTCACCAGCTCCAGCCTTGTCCGCCTGCACCGGATTCGCCCCCCAAGTTCCGCGCCACGCATGGCTGCTCTGGTTGACGCTCCCGAAACCAGCCGGTCAGGATCGGGTCGACCCCACGCGGCATGGTGTCTTCCAGGCCAGGCACCGTGGAAGTCGCGGCAGAGCGCGCCGCCACTCCTCCGGACGCAGCACCACATGGAGTGGGCGGCGCGCTCGCGCGTTCGAGATGCGTCCGCACCGCGGCAGCGTGACGCTTGTACAAGCGGAAGGCGCCCCCAGGTCGGCTGGCTAGCTGGCTATCAGGTCTGCCTTGCTGACCCGGGGAGCCGCCGTAGCGGGCTCACTGGCCTGCGCCGAGAAATGAAAGTTGCGCTGTAAGCCTGGCCGCGGTTCTTCGAAGCTGCCCCGGCTGCTGGCTGCAGCGCAAGGCAGCGCCCCCCGTACTGCACCACACGGGGGGCGCGTCAGGATGGCGGCACCTTCAATCGAGGACTCCCAGCGCTGTATCCGGCCGGCAGTGCGTGCACGCCGGCACCTGGCGTCGTAGCGCGTCGATCGCCTGAGCTCGCGACACTCCGACGCACCGGCTGCTCTTCCGCACGGTCCAGCAGTCGCCCGTGTGCACGGCGACCAGGTTCGTCTTCTGCAGGCCGCGCTCGACTGCCCACTCGGGTGGAGCCGGCCGCATCTCGTCGGCTTGCCGTTGCCGCGACTCGCGTTCTTCCTCCTGTGCGATCCACGTGTCGATCTGTGCGAGTGCTGCTGTGGCCTGCTGGAACACCACTCGGCGGGCGAAGTGGAGGAGGTCGAGCTTGGACGGGTCGTTCACCTGTTCGATATTACGGCGTAGGGTGGGCCCTGCCACCTCGGCCACAGGACGGAGGACGCCATGGACGTGGACGAGCTGCTCCAGCACCACGGCGTCGACACCGACCCGCTCGACCCCGCGCCGCCCTCCCCTTCATGGAAGGAGATGCGGGACCACCTCGCGCTCCTGACCGGATGCGCGATCTGTGGCGACACCTGCCTGAGCACCTGGGTGGTCGGCACAACCGCCGACCCCCGGTGGGTCGGTCTCTGCCGACGCCACACACCGGGCGTACTGTCCGAACTGGCCGCGCCGACCGTGCTCGGCAGAACGGGTGCCGTTCATGGATGACGCCGGCCGCTACCGCCTCACCCTGTTTCTCGACGACCGCCGGGTGATGGACGGCTGGTGGGGGCGCGAGGCCACGGGCCGCAAGAAGTTCTCGGCAACAGTCGGCGACTACGGGCGCGATGGTGCGCGGATCACCCTCGTCGACACCGAGACGGACGAGGAGCTGGCCACCTGGCCGAAGCCCGCGGCCAGCCCCGCCGCGTAGATCAGGACTCCGGGTGCCGGGCCTGCTTCTTCACATCCGCCTCGACATCGTTCCGGGCCTGACCCTCATCCGTGGCGAACTCGGTGATCGCCGCCTGCACGTCTCGCGCAAGGTCACGCCAGGCGCGCCATGCGGTCTCGTACGTCTCGGTCTGCTGCTCGCTCCATGGCTCCGCGGTCGGCGGCCCGTAGGCGTCCCGGAGCTGTTCGACCTGTTCCTGCGCCCGGTCGGAGGCGCGCTGTTTCTCCACGAGTTCGTCAAAGGTGTGTGCCACGCGCAGCGACCTTACGCGCGAGGTGCGACAACGCCCGGCATCGATCACCGGCGTCGTGCGGTAGACCGGCGGGCATAGCACGATCCCGCTGCTCGTCGCCCCTGCTGGGCCCACAGCTGCTGCAACGAGGGACGCCCCGCCTCAATCGAGACGGGGCGTCGGTGCGGGCACCACCCCGCGTTGCTGCGCGGGAACCTCCAGGCACAACGTCAGCGCTACGAAACTACCGGTGAGTCGTTCCAAGTACTCCCTTTAGCAGGGCTCCTGGTGGCGCCCATACGTCAGGAATTCCGGGCCGTCAGCGAAGCCTGCAGCCCATCCGCGCGATACAAAGACTGGGCCACTGCGAATCAAGTCTCCTCCCTGCTTTCCACGAATCACCAATCCAACCTCTTCGAACGATGGTTCACATCGTTGATTCAAGCGAAACTCCCATGCTTCCCCTCGCTTCATCCATGCCTTAACTTCTGAGGGGAGACGATGGGTAAGCTGGAAACCGCCGATAGAGACAAGAGGACCCTGGAAAGGGTCGACCGCCACGCAGGCCAATTCACCCTGAGCGCCGTAATAGACAGTTAGGCCGGCCTCGTAGAAGAAATCGAATCCACCGGCGACAGGGACTTTGCTGTATGTGGGCTTGCCGGCAGAGAGGGCGTCGATCACCTGATCTCGCGGCATGCCAAAGTGCAGCGGCCCAACGCTTACAAGCGGAACGAACTCCCATCGAAGTCGCTCCGCATCACTCTTCACCTCTGGATCGAGTAGCATTTCTAGGGGCATCCATTCAAAGTGCGAATCAGGCGACTGCAACTGGCGGCCAGGCCATGGCGCGTTCGATGGTCCAGGGATCCACCTTGTCCCGGCGTGGCCCTGCGCGAGACGTAGCCGCCTGTGAAAATATATCCATTAATAAAAAAGAGCGTGGACCACTTCATACATCACCGGATACACGGGCATAACAATGAAAAACCAGCCAAGCGCAAGGATCATCTGATTTCGACCTCTTGCACCCTCCTCGCGTCCGCTCGAAAAGAATCCTCCGAGTCCCCGAAAATTGGTAACGATCGCAGCCCCGAGAAGAACAAACGGCATCGCGACAAGGATCGAGTAAATAATCTCCATATCAAACATGCCTGTCCGACGATAAAGCCTATCCGACGGACACACGCTCCTTTAATTCCGTAGTTTATGGCATCCAACTGAGGCCAGATCCGGGGATGAACATGGCGCCCGGGACCGTTGAGGCCCGTCAGATTCCTGATCGCGTGGAGGTTGAGCACGGTTGAGCTGGACAGGACGACACTAAGTATAAATATTGACAATGAATGTCACGAGCGAAGCAATGGATGCGGCAATTAGGACCCGCGGGCGAGGCGGCTTTTTTTGACGCCCACAAAGGTCCATAATAACCAAAGCGCATATCAGCCCCATCAGAACTCCAAAAGAAAAGCTGCCGTAATTCACGATAGCCTCATTTCTCACTCGGCGTTCGGTTGCCCATAATGACGCCCTGCCTCGACACGTCCAGGCAGGGCGCGAACGGTTACGGCCGCCAATCCTCGCGGTAGCCGGGCCGGTCCGCGTAGGGCAGGGCCAAGAGGCGCAGGTGTCGGCACGGGTGGTCGTCTACGCACCCGGTACAGCATGGGGGTACGCATTCGTCGGGCTCGTGCCCTTCCATGAGCTGCCGCTTGGTGTCGATCTCGCGCAGCACTCGGGCTGGGTCGTGGGCGGCGATGAATTCGACCGGCGCCCCAGCCTCGTCGATCACGTCGGTGCCCGTGTCGCTGCTTACCCAGTCCCTGGCCGCTTCCCACTCGGCCCCGTACTTGTCGGCCACCTGTCGGCTGTGCGCCGCCTCGGCGTCGAGTTGCTTGCCGAGCCACTGCACGAGCTCATCCATCCGACGCCCCTTGCGTCTTGGGCCGGTTCTTCCCCGAGCCGGAATAGCCCTTCACGATGTCCTGCACCGTGCTGAAGTTGATGCCCAGCTCGGCTCCGACGCTCCGCAGCGAGGCACCTGGACGCTCCAACAGTTCCTTCACTGCTTCCTGCCGGGCCTCCTTCAGCGCCTTGTTCTGCACCGGCAGCGCCTTCAGCACCTCGCCAAGGGCACGCGCCCTCTGGGTCGGGTCGGCGATGTGCTTGAGCGCCTCGATGGCATCGAACACCCGCTGCGCCTCCTCGGTCACACCCGGCCCCTTCTGTTCGGGCGGGCCGCTGGCCAAGCGTAGGGGGTTCCCCTACAGTGCTGGAAGTGGCACCGCGCTACTGAGCAAAACGGCCCCGTCCCGCTGAGTTGGCGCTCCGGGACGGGGCCAGGCCCACCTCAACCATCACGAAAAGGCAGGCCTTGATGCCTGAGCGTACCGATCAGCCCTTACCGCAGCCCACCCCCATCTCAGAAGACACGAACGCCACCGCAGACCAGCTCCTGGAACGCGCCGCCGTCGACTACGCCCACGCGCAGGCCCGCCGCGCGAAGCTCACCGGCGAGGACCGCGTCCACGGCATGGAGCCCGGAGGCGACCACTGATGGGCTTCCTCTCCTGGCTCGGTGGCAGCAACGACCGCCAGCTCGCCCAGACCCGTTACGCCGGACGCGAGTCCGCCACAGATCGCGCTGCACGCGTCGAACGCAAGCGCCGCGAAGACCAGCGCCGCAACCACCACCGGCAAGCCGCTAAGGCCGACCGCGAAGGCCAGCGGTGGGAGGACCGCCGCCGCGGCCTCCGTTGGTGACCCAACCCCAGACCGCCGGCCCCCGCGACGACTCCCCCCGCGGGGGCCAGCCCATCTCATGAACCCCTGGAGCCCCCATACGCCGCCGCTTGCAATCACCCCTGGCCCGCTGGGGGTTCACCTGGGTCGCGGTGCTCTCCGTCATGACCACGCAGCCCGGCCCGTTCCTCGTCCCCGTCCCGCTCGCCGCCTACGCCTGGATGATCCGATGAAGACCCGCACCGTCCGCCGATCCCGCAGGGTGCCGCACACCATCGACGGCATCACCCACATCGTCGACGAGGAGTACGACGAGGTCGTCCCCATCCCACCCCGCGACTGGGACCACATCGTCCTAGTCGCCGTCACATTCCTCGCCGGGCTACTCGTCGCCGTCACCGTCGTCTGGTCCACCACCAACATCGGCGGACTCCTCGACCGCGTCACCATCGCCCCCGCCGCGTACGCGGCCGCCGTCGCCTTCGACCTCGCATGGATCATGTGCATGGCCGTCGAGTGGCTTGCCCGCTACGACCGGCGCCGAGCCAAGGTGCCGCGCATCGCCGGCCACGTGGCCCTCGCTATCGCCATGGCCGCGGTGGCAACGCACGGCTGGCTCGATGGTGAGCGGGCGATCGGCCTCATCGGTGCGAGCGTCTCTGGGCTGGTGAAGGGTCTGTGGACCGTCGTGCTGGGCTACTACGCGGCGCCCCTCGACGCCCGCAGCCAAGCGTGGGTCGAGAAGCAGCTTGCCGAGGTCGGCGCGCAGCAGGCACTCATCCCTGTCCAGCGGCAGCTCATGCGGTCCCGAGGAGCGATCGAGGCTGAAGCACTGTCCCTCACTGCCACGCCTCGCGGGCAGCTCGCGCCGGAGCCAGACGACGAACTCCCGGCAACTCGCTCGGCGAAAGAACTGCGCGGGCCCGCGGGGACACCCGTGGAAGATCTCTCATCGCTGCGCGGCATGCACGGTCCCATCGTGTACTTCATCGCCAACGGCGGCCGAATCAAGATCGGGACGACACGGGACCTGATGCGTCGACTCAGCGCGCTCTGCCTCCGCTTCGACAATCTCCTCTGCGCCTTCCACGGCAGCCACGACATCGAGCGCCGATTCCACAAGCTCTTCGAGCCCTACCGCGTCGGCAACTCCGAGTGGTTCGAGATCGAGGGCTCCCTCGCGGAGTTCGTCGCACAGTACGCCCCCGTATCAGATGACGAGGGCGACGCATCAAGTGATGCGCAGCCTGATGCGGATGATGCGAGCCAGGATGCGCCCGAGGCCAGCGCCCCGACCGCGTCGCTTCCGCCCCTCCCCGAAGGCGGCTCCAAGGCGTCACTCATCCTTGCCGCATCGTCGATGATGCGCCCTGATGCGCCTGCTGCGGAGATCGCGCATCTTCTCGCGCAGCATGGACACGCCGTCGACACCGCGTACATCCGCACCGTCCTCTCCCGCAGGAAGCAGGAGGACGAAGAGGTCGGCAAGGGCGGCGGTGGCTACGCATGATGCCCCTCGGTCTGCTCGTCTGGCCCCTGGTCGCTCTCCTTGGCGCGGTCGGCCTCCACGCCGTCGCGCCCCGGCACTCGTCCGGCCAGTACCTGCTGCCCGTCGTACGCACCGTCGCCGTCATCACCGTCGCCACCCTGTTCGTCACGGCAATCTGGAGCCACTGACCATGCCGTACATGGCCGTCAACCTCGGGGGAGTCGCCCTCGGCGTCTCCGTCGTCCTCGTCTACGTACTGCGCTGGATCTTCAAGGAGAAGCGCCAGCCCGCAGCGCTGATCCCGTTCGTCCTGTCGCACCTCTACGGCATGCTCGCCGCCCTCGCGGCGCTCGGGACGTGGTCCGTGGTCGGGGCCGTGACCTGGGTGAATCTGTGGGCCGCGAACGTCGCCGGGTACGGGACCCTCGTGTGGGGTGTGGGCGGCAGCGCACCCGACGTCACCCGCGCTCAGCGTCTGGTCCTCACCCCGGGCGGGTACGTGATCGTCTTCCTGCTCACCGCGGTGCTCTTGGCCCTGTGGAAGTGGGCGCCGCGGGTGTCGAACGCGAAGCTGTTCTTCGGCGCGTTCTCCGGGATCGCAGTCGCCCTGTCCGGGAACGTGGCCGGCGTCGCCGCTGTGCCGCTGGGCTCGTCGGTGAACCTGCTGGGCAGCCTCTTCACGCAGGTATTCGCATGAGCACCGAGCCGCTGGCCGAGCAGGCCGCCGAGGATCCGGGGGAGCCGGGCCCCGGTGCGCAGCGCGCGGCCCGCATCATCCTGTTCGGGGTCGGGGCGCTCGCCGTGTGGGGGATCGTGGCCGCGCTGCCCGAGATCGCGTATGTCCTCGTTGGCATCATCGGCACCATCGGATGGCAGCGCACCCGCGCGTGGTGGGCGCGCCGCCACGAAGACGACGAGCCGGCGGGCGCGGCACCGGACGTCGCCGCAGCCCTGTGGGCGGTCGCGGGCACCGGGCGCTCCGTGCTCTTGACCGAGCTGCGCGACGAGCTCGGTGTGGGCGATACGAAGGTTGTCCGCGCGCTCCTCGGCGAGGCGGGCATCCCCGTCCGATCGGGCGTGCGTACTGTCGCAGGGAACGGACCGGGCGTGCACAGAGACGATCTGCCAGCCCCTCCCCTACCCCGTTCAGCTTCTCCTGAGAGCGGCGTTGGTGCAGGTCAGGAGCCAACACCAACGCCAACAACAGAGCTCCTCGGCCTCGCCGGGGTAGTGGTCAAGGACGGCAGCGAGACATCCCGCCGCTACCGCATCCGATGACGGGCCCCGCCGCGCGTCACCCCCCCCTCGCGCGGCGGGGTCCTCTTGCGTCATCCTCAGTCCATGCCTGCTGCGCTGCGCTTCACTGGGGAAGCGAAAGACATGACGCTCGAGGAGTTGGCCGCGTTCGTCGAGGCCGCGAGGAAAGCCGACGTGCCGTTCGACAATCCGATCCGGGCCGAGTTGTCGATGAGCGGGAAGATCAAGCAAGTTGAGGTACGGCTCGGTGTCGATGACGACTGAGCCCCTGCCACGCTGAAGGCTCACTCCGGGTGGTGCCCGGAACACGATGCCCCGCCGTCTCCCTGTGACGGCGGGGCATCGGCCTCCCCGCGCGCGGATTCCTGGCGAAACACGTACTCTCCGCCGCGTGGACTGGAAATGGACCATCACGGCTGTGCTCCCCGTTGTCTCGCTGATTCTCGGCGCCTGGCTCAACCAGTTGAGCGAGGGGCGTCGCGAAGCTGCTGCCCTGAAGCGTGAGCAGAAGATCCGGGAGCTGGATCGGGAGCAGGCAGGGATCGACCGTCGCGAGGCGTTCGAATTGACTCACCTCGCAGAGGTAAACGCGGTACTTGCACGACTCTTCACTGCCGCGCTCCGGTGCCACGATCACGTCACCGATGATGAGCCGCTTGGAGAGCACGGGGTCGCCCTGATGGAATCGAACCGGGAGATCACCAGGCTCAAGGCGTTGATCATTGACGACGACCTGCGCTCGCTTGTCAGCCAGGCGCACAGAGAGGCGAACAGGCTCAGCATGAGCAGGGCTGAGGGCTACACGCAGGTGCCCGACGCCCACGCGCTAGTGGAGGCAGCTCAGGAAGCCCTCTCCGTGCGCCTTCGGGAGATATATGGCTCCAGCCCACGCCGGGTACTACGCCCGTAGTTGCGTTCGGCGCGATCTTTCCTCACTATGGGGCGCAGATCTGGCATGCCCGGAACCGGAAGCACCGGACGCGGCATCATGACCCCCGTACACGCCACGCGTTCCAGGGGGGAACATGAACACCCGCGCTACCGCCGTCGGGCTACTCGCCGCAGCAGCCCTCGCGCTCACCGCCTGCTCGGGCAGTGACACCGCCTCGACAGAGCCCTCGAAGATCCGTTACTCGTCGAGCGAGGACGGAGTGGCCCTGCCGATCACCGGGCTCACCGCGCAGGAAGCCGCAGCCAAGCTTGCCGACGCGACGGGCGTCACCGACCTCGGCAACCCGACTGACAACACGGACGCATGCTCAGGCAAGGCAGCCGGCAAGTCACCAGGCCCGAACGACTGCTCGCAACTCATCACCACGGATACCGTGTCGATCTACGAGTTCGACAAGTCAGCAGGCGCCGCGCGCTGGGTGACGACAATGAAGAAGACCGGCGACTGGCGGCAGGTTGGCAGGTTCGCCCTCGGTTGGACTGCCCGGGATCAAGACCTCACCTCCGATGACCGGCGCGCCGAGCTGGTGGCCGCGCTGAAGAAGGCGACCGCCTCGGAGTCCTGATCGCACACCCCTGTACGAGATCCACGGCGACGAGTGTGGTCCGGTCATCGAGACGGCTGAGCTGACGGACCGGACAAGCCTGAACTACTCGCCGTCTCTGATCAGCACGTCCTCGTCCCGTATGAAGGTGTCCGTGGAGATCACCGACATTACCCAGGGGGATAGTCGGCGTAGCCGGATGTGCAGCGGCCCCGCTCCTGAATCGCTTTGGGGGCGGGGCTTTCGCATGTCATGGTTCGGGCGCCACCCTTCACACAGTGCCCACTGCGGCAGATGATGCGGCCCGACAACTACGTCCAACCTCGGGGGGATTCGTGTCCGACTACAGCGATGTGCAGCGCGCGGTGCGCGTGGAGAAACTCCGCATCTGGTTCGCGTGGCTGTGCGCCGGCGTGATTGCTCTGATCGTGGGCCGGGCGGTTGATGGCCTCGGCGTGGTGGGCGTGGTCATTCAGGTGGTGGTCGTCGTGGCGTGGCTGGCGTTGACGGTGGCTCTGTTCCGGATGACGGGTGCGTTGAATCGGAAGGCTGCGGCGGCGCGGCGTGAGGTGCTCGGCGACGACTACCCGGGCTGACGTCTAAATGTGGAGCGGCCCCCCGCCCGGACAACCAGGCGGGGCCTTCTTCATCCTCTTCCCCCGCGTTCCGGCGGGACGCCCCTGCCGTCGTTCGGGTCGAGCAGGTTGGCCGCCAAATGCAGGCCGGGTCGGAACTCAGCCCCCTCGCGATCCGCTTCGTCGCGGAGTTGCTCTGCCAGCTCGGCTTCGACGTCCTCCAGCAACTCCTCGGCGTCCAGCCGTTCCACGCCGTAGCCGAGCAGCGTGACGATGAGCTTCCTGCGCGCCGGGGGCAGGGACTCCAGCGGATCAAAGGGGGACACGCTCATGACCGCTCCTCGTCCGGGCGCACCGAACCTGCGCTCTCATCATCAGGCTGGCAGCTGGTGCACGGCGCGATGGCGACGCCACGGAGGCCACCGTCACTGCCTCGTTGCACGATGTACGCGTGCGGGTCGACGCCCGTGCCGTGGCAGCTCTCACACTCCATCGGTGTTCCCTTCGCCACCCGCCGGGCGCTCCGGGAGTTCGGCGCCGGGTCGCCGCAGCCGTCGTCGGGCGGTCACGTTCTCAGCATGCCGGGCGCGGAGCACACGGAAGAACCACGAATTGGCGAGGTAGCCGATTGCGCGCCCGTCCTGCTTCTCGCCACGGTCGATGTACCCCATCAGGGAGTTGCACTTCGAGCACAGCAGGCCCCGCGCTGAGAAGAAGCTGTACGCCCCTGCGTGGTCGATGAACAGCTTCCCATCCGGGGTTTGCACGGCCGGAGTGCCGCAGAGTTCGCAGCAGCCTTGAGCGTGCTGCCACAACTGGTCGAAGTCCTCGCAGGTGAGGCGGTGGCGCTCGTGCTGGCAAGTGGTGTGCTGGGTCACCGAGCCGCGCCTTTCTTCGGGCCGGGCTTGGCTGCCTCGATGCCGTTCTCTCGGGCGATCCGGCGCACGTACGCGGCCGTGAATGGTGAGCGCGCGGTGACGTCGGTTGGGCGGGCGCCAGCGCGCAGGGCTTCAACTACGGCCGTGATGGCGGCGTCCCGGGATTCGTCGTGCTCCTTCTCGGTCTCCCGGTATCGGGAGGTCGCCTTGTCGAGGTTGGTCATCGGATCCATGCGCAACACGGTAGCGCAATTCCCTTGCGCTTCACAGTGGCGGAGCGCTACCGTGAAGCGCAACAAGAGAGCGCAACCAAGGGGCGATGATGAGGCACAACAAGAACGAGACCACCAGCCAGACCCTCACCCGCCTCATCAAGGCCGCTGACCGCCAGCACCCCGTCACCATCACCGCGCTCAAGGAAGAGAAGGACGAGAACGGCAGGAAGACCGGCCACCTCGTCCGGACCCTGCGCACTGTCGAGATCTACGACTTCTACGTCAGCGCCGCCGGCAACATCGTCCTGAAGGTGATGGACCGCGAGACCGGCGAGCCCCGCGAGTTCCGCCTCGACCGCCTGATCTCCTACACGGTCCACCGCACCAGCTACCGCATCGCCCGGCCGGCCGCCGACGAGCCGCAGCGACGCACCGCCACCGTCGGCCTCGCCACCGTCACCGTGCTCTACCCCGTTGACTGCCCCATCACCGCCCGCGTCCAGCTGCTCGCCGACGCTCTCGCCGCTTGAACCCTGCTGATGGCCGAGTGCGAGGACCGCGACCGCCGCCGCTCCGAACGGGGCATCCACCCGACCGGCTTCCCGTGCTCGCAGTGGCTGTCCGACTTCGACTACACGGCCAACCCCAACCTCACACACCGGGCAGAGCCGGGGGTCGGTGAAGGTCTTGGTCCAGCCATCTGGGGCTGGCACTTGTTCCCTCACAAGGGTTGCCGCTGCCACCTCGTTGTCGACCAGGGCGGGGTAGTCTCCGCGGGTGTCGTTGACTCAGTACGTCTACTTTGCGATCTCCAGCGTGGGCACCGCCGCCGACGAGATCACCCAGTTGCTTCGCGTGGAACCGGACGAAGTCACGGTGCGGGGGAGTCTAACCACATCACCTCACACCATCCCGTTCTGTCACTGCTGGAAGGTCTTCTGCCGCGAGCCCGGCCTGCCAGTCGATGAGCAGATCGACCAGGTCATCGGCAGGCTACGCCCCCGCATGGAAGCGCTCACCACTCTGACAGCCCGTCTCGCAACCGAGGAGGGCCCCGGGGGCGCGATTCTCCAGGTCCAGCGCTACTTCAACCGGCATGACGAGCAGCCCTCAGGCTCGCCGGACGACACGAACCTCTTCGGCTGGCACCTGGATCGCGCGGTGGTGGACTTCCTCGCCGCAACCGGCGCAGATCTGGATGTCGGCGAATACGACATGACGTCCAGCGACGACTGACACCGCTCCCTTCAAAGCGGGGCCACTCCGGCCCGGAACACAAGGGCCCGTCGCAGCAAGTCGGGGCCAGTTCAGACCAGAAAAGTGGGGCCATACCAAACCGTTAACGCCATGGGTGTGGAGCTACAACTACTACGTGGACGGCGGCCCGCCGTGCCAGTGGGGGCCCGGCCTGGGCTCCATACGTGACCGGCTGCGCCGCAAGTACGTCTCCACTGCGCGGATGCTGGAGACGCGGAAGTCCCGGGACTCCTGACCCTGCTCGGCAGGAGGCCCCGAACCGCCGTCCGGTTCGGGGCCTCTGTCGTGCGCGAATCCATCCGATCCGGTCACAGCCCCGTCACACCCCCCACACACGGCAAAAACTCCCCCTACGCTCACTCCTCACCACAACCCGTACACCAGGGGGAAAGGCGTGAGCCACTACCCACCACCACAGCGATACGTCGAAAAGCGCGGCGCCAACCACGGCCTGCACCTCTTCCTGACCCTCATCACCTGCGGCCTATGGGCCATCACCGGCTGGCCCATTGCCGCCGCCATGGGCCGCAAGAAGGTCGTCACCGGGTACCCGCAAGGGCAGATGATGCCGCCGCCGCCACCCCAGCAGGGTTACGGGCCACCGCCCCAGGGATGGCAGCCCCCGCCCGGCCAGTACCCGCCGCAGCAGTAGCCGGCCCCGGACACGGTGAGGGCCCGAAGACGCCGTCCGCCTCCGGGCCCTCACCTCACCCCGCCACCTCAGTGACGCTTGCGCCCCCGCGCCTGCCTGGTCTTCGCGGCCTTCCTCGCCATCAGGGACCGTTGCGGGAAGGAGCGTCCGGCGTTGCTGATCTCCGCGGCACGGCTCTTCGACAGGCCCTTGCGGCGCAGTGCGCGGTACGCGCTGAACCGTGACCGGTAGACGAAGCCGTACTTGCCGCCTCGGCTGGAGACCATCGCTCAGCGCCCCTTCCGCGTTGGTGCCGTACCTTCATTGTGGACCTGGGACGGCCGAGTCGGTAGAGGAACAGGCGACTAAAGACCCAGTTTGACCTAAGATTCCAAGGTGGACGCACTGCGATCCTGTGGAATCAACGGGCCGGGAGGGGAAATGCCGCGCCGCGCAGGGCCCAGCCTGTACAGCAAACGGAACCAAGCAGAGGCCGCCGACCTCGTCTCCCTCATCTTCGACCTCCGTGTCGAAGGACTCTCCTACCGCGCCATCGAAGCCCTCACCGCCGACCCCGACGGACCCACCGGCGGCAAGCGCATCGCCTTCAGCAGCGTCCGCGACATCGCCGAGAAGGAGTACGCCCGCCGGATCGACCCGAAGGTCGACCACTACCGGGCCCTCGAACTCGCCCGCCTCGAGGCCTCCCTCGAACGCCTCGGCAACATGGAGGAGACCGTCCGCGAGGTGATGGGCCGCAAGCACATCACCGTCAACAACGGCCGCGTCATCCGCCTCCTCAACCCGGAGACCGGCGAGGAAGAGCCCCTGGAGGACGACGGGGTCATCCTCCAGGCCGTCGACCGGCTCAACCGGATCGAGGAATCCCGGCGCCGCACGGGCGAGTCCATCCGCCGGCTCCTCGGCCTCGACATGCCCGTCAAGGTCGACGCCACGGTCACCGAGGTGTCCCAGCAAGACCTCGAATTGCAGGAGATGCTCCGCGAGGCGAAGGCGCGCATGCAGTCGGAGGAGCAGCAGATCCTCGACGGCGGCGCCGATGGCTGACCTTCACGTCATCCCGGTCGACGACGTCATCGAGCACGACACGAGCGTCGGCGGGCAGTGCGTGTGCGGCCCCACGGAACGGCCGGAGAAGCGCGAAGACGGGTCGGTCGGCTGGATCGCCGTGCACCACAGCCTCGACGGCCGCGAACTGCACGAGGGCTGAGCCGTGACCACCGCGGTCCGCACGCCCGGCTACCTCGACGGCATGGACGCCGAGACGTTCAGCCTCGACGCCTACCTCGCCCAGTTCGACGCGCGGCTCCTCGCCGACCCGGAAGGGCGCCGCACCCTCACCCGGCTCGACCCGCTGCTGTTCGGCCTGGTCTACCTCCGCCACCACCTTCGCGACGAGCAGGGCCGGATCAGCGTCGGCGACGCCCACCTCGACTGGTGCCGTGCCGGCCGCCGTTGGGTACGCCCGCCTACCGGGCCGGCCGAGGAGCGGGACGCGTGGATCGCGCCCCGCAACACGGGGAAGACCACGTGGTGGTTCCTGATCCTGCCGATGTGGGCTGCCGCGCACGGCCACGTCCGGTTTGCTGCCGCGTTCGCCTCGGCCGCGACGCAGGCCGAGCGGCACCTGTCCACCTTCAAGCGGGAGTTGGACGGCAACGCTCTGCTGCGCCGCGACTTCCCCGACCTGTGCACCGCGGCGAAGCGGCCGTCCGGGCAGAACGTCGCGGACACCCAGTCCATGTACGTCGCCCGGTCCGGGTTCATCTTCGCCGCGCACGGCATCGACTCCAGTGCGCTCGGCATGAAGGTGGAGGAGAAGCGGCCGGACCTGCTGCTGTGCGACGACATCGAACCGGATGAGGCGTCCTACTCGGCGGCCCTGGCCGCGAAGCGGCTCACCACCCTGCTGGATGCGATCCTGCCGCTGAACATCTACGCTCGGGTAGCGATCTGCGGCACGGTGACCATGCCGGGGAGCATCATCCACCAGCTGGTGAAGGCGGCGAAGGGCGTCCACGTCGCGGACTGGATCCGTGATGAGGGGATCCGCGCGCATCACAGCCTGCCGATCGTGGAGCGGCCGGACGGTACGGAGCGGTCGATGTGGCCGGCGAAGTGGCCGATCGAGTATCTGCTGGAGATCCGACACACCCGGTCGTACGCCAAGAACATGGCGAACGATCCGCTGGCCGCGGACGGCGCTCTGTGGGCGCCGGACGACTTCCGCTACCCGGAGCCCCCGACCGCGTTCGATCGCGCCAACGATGCCCTGGATGCTGCCGATCGGGTCGACCCCGTCACCGGCGCGGACCCGGTGACCCACATGATGCTGAGCATCGACCCCGCCACCACGGCGAAGCGAGCGAGCGACTTCACCGGCCTGGCGGTGGTGTCGTGGTCGGCCTGGCACAAGCGCTGCACGGTGCACGCGGCGCTGGCGCTGCGGCTCCGCCCGGGCCCGGAGCTCCGCGAACGCGTGCTCGCCCTGCTGGACGAGTTCCCGCGGATCGGGCTGATCCTGATCGAGGTCAACCAGGGCGGCGACGCGTGGCAGGCGATCCTCCACGACATGCCGGTGAAGGTGAAGACGGTCCATCAGAACGAGCCGAAGTTCTCGCGCGCGGAGGGCGTGCTGGGCCACTACCAGCGGGGCCGGGTCATGCATGCGCGCCGGCTGCCGGAGTTGGAGCAGCAGATGTGTATTTTCCCGAAGGGCCCGAATGACGACATGGTCGACGCGGTGGGGTCGGCGGTGCGCCGGTTCATCCCGCCTGTGCGGAAGGCTGCGCCCTCGGCTTCGAAGACCGCCTACACGTAGTTCCTTCGTTTCAAAGGTAGAACACTTCCAGGCCCGACCGTGACGCGATCCAATTCAGCCTCTATCCTTCGAATCAAAGGATGAGGCTGGAGGGTGCATTGGAAGACCAGGCGATCGACCCACACGCCGACCTCATGTACGGCATCGAAGAACTCCAGGAAGCGCGCCCCAACTACGACCAGGCCGCCCGCTACTACGACGGCAAAGTCCCCGAGGTCTTCACCAGCACCCGCATCCGCCGCGCCCTCCGCGCGCACGACATCGACTTCGACCTCAACTTCGCCAAGACCCCCGTCGACGCCGTCACCGACCGACTGGAGATCGCCGGAATCACCGGCCAGAACGACGACGAAACCGCCCTCATCTCCAAGGTGTGGCAAGACAACCAACTCGACCTTGAGTTGCCCGACCTGTTCCGCCGGGCCGGCGAGTTCGGCGACGCCTACCTCATGGTCCTGCCCGTGGAAGACGAAGACGGCACCGTGGTGCGGGTCGAGATGTTCTACAACAGTCCGCAGACCGTCCGCGTCATCTACGACGAAGAGAACCCGCGCCGGAAGCGGCTCACGATCAAACGCTGGTGTGACGGGCCCTACCAGCGGGCCGAGCTGCTGTACGACGGTTGGACCGAGCGGTGGACCACGGGCAAGAACTCCAGTGGGGAACAGGCCCGGGACTGGTTCCACTGGCTCGCCGACGAGGAAGACCCCGAGTCGTGGAAGATCGACAACGATTGGGGCGAGCAGCCCGTCTTCCACTTCCGCACCGACCGGCCCTACGGCACCCCCGAGCACTACGGCGCCTACGGCCCGCAGAACGCGATCACCAAGCTCCAGTCGACGCACATGGGAACGGTCGACTACCAGGGCTTCCCGCAGCGGTATGCGCTCACCGAGACCGCCACCACCGACACCTCCGACCTGGAGCCCGGCGACTTCGCTGATGACGACTGGCCGCTGTCGGAGCAGGGCGTCGGCCCGTCGGACTCCGGCGACGACAGCAGCCTCAAGGCGGGCCCGGGCGAGCTGATGTTGCTGCGCGGCTTCAAGCAGGTGGGCCAGTTCGACGCTGCGCAGCCTGGGGTGTTCCTCGACCCGATCTTGTTCAACGTCCGCGCCATGGCCGTCATCTGCACCACCCCTCTGCACCTGTTCGACCCTTCCGGTGAGCAGCCGTCCGGGCAGTCCGTGCGCGCTCAGGACGCCCCCTTCACCAAGAAGGTCGGCAACCGGCAGCTCTCCTACGGGGCAACCCTGCGCGAGGCGTTCACGTTCGCCCTGCGTCGCCTCGGCATCGCCAACCCCGTCGTCACTGTGCATTGGAAGCCTGCCGAGACCATCGACGATGTCGAGGGATGGCAGACGGTCAAGGCGAAGATCGAAGCCGGGGTTCCCCGTCGGCAGGCCCTCATCGAGGCCGGCTACCGGGCGGAGCAGGTCGACTTGTGGCTGGCGGGTACGGACGACGCCGAGCTGCAGCGCCGTGTCGATGTCCTCGCCTCGCTGGCGGACAGCGCGCAGAAGCTCGGGTCCGCGGCGACGCTCGGCGTCATCACCAGTGAGCAGGTGGCCGCGCTGCTGTCCGGCACGATCGATGACCTCGAAGCGCTCGCGCAGGCGCAGGAGGAAGGCTGATGCCGTACTCCAGCGACCGCCTCATCCACCTGGTGCAGGACGACCACACCGGTGACGTCATCGCCCTGGAGGACGGCATCGCCTCCCGCGCGCTGCGCGGTGTGGACCGGGCGTTCGAGGAACTGATCCGCCGCATGCTGGCCGCGTGGATCCGCGCGTTCGGCGGGCCCCATCGGTCGGCCGCCTCATCGGACGTGCTCCGGCAGATCCTCGCGACGGCGCAGGCAGCGGTGCGCCGGCTGCTCGCCGATGTCGCCGACCGGGCGCCTGCTGCTCTCGCCGACGGGCTCGGTCCGGCCCTGGGGTTGGGGGTGCGGCAGGGGACGGAGTTCATGCGGGCTGCGTCCGGCCGCCGTCGCGAACCGCGCGTGCCGGCCGTGAGCCGGCTGCTGCGCGATGAGGCGCACCGCATCCGGGAGCTGGTCGTCGAGCGCCGTGACCGGGCGCTGCATTTGCTGCATCCGGACCGGGTGACGCGCTGGTCGCACCTGCTGGCCGGGCTCGGCGCCGCCAGGGCCGCGTTGCCTGCGGTGCGAGCGCACGTCGCATGGGTCATCAACTCCGCCGTCCACCAGGGGCTGGACGTGGTGGTGCAGGCGATGGCGCCGCTGCGGGTGTGGGTGTCGGAGGCGGACGCGTGCGTCCGGTGCCTGGCCTACACCGGCCGGGTCGTCAAGGCCGGCGAGCCGTTCCCGGGCGGTCTGTCGTGGGATCCCCGCCAGCGGCGTACCCGCGCCGTGGGTGTGGACGGGCCGCCGCTGCACGCGCACTGCCGCTGCCGCGCCGTCCCCTGGAACGACGACTGGCGCCCGGACGGCATCCCGTTCCCGGAGGCGCTGCGCCGCGAGGCCGAACGCTCCATCGGCTACGGCACCGGCCGCCCGTCGGAGTCCCGCACAGTCCGCCTGCGCGCAGCGAGGGAACTCCTGCGGACCGTCGACGACCTGCTGCCCGCAGTCGAATCCACGGCCCGCACCGCACTCCGCACCGGCCGCTTCCCGGCCGCCGCATGACCATGGTCGCCCGCCGATGGGCCGCCGCCAACCCGTGATGGGAGAACACCAGATGGGCATCCACACCACACTCGAGCAGCTCCCCGGCATCAGCCTTCCGCCGGGCACGATCCTCGGCTACCGCGCCGACGGCCGTCCGATCCACATCATCGCCGGAGGCGCCGAGCCCGACGACGAGCCAGACATCGAGGTCGACGACGACCCGGAGCCCGACCCCGCCGACGACTCCGACCCGCAGCCCGAGAACAACGACCCGGAGCCGGACGACAAGCCGAAGCCCAAGCCCGCGGCGAAGAAGGACGACCCGGAGCCGTGGAAGCCGCCGACCGAGGCGGAGTGGCGGCGCACCCAGACCGCGCTGAAGAAGGCCAACGACGACGGGAAGAGGCACCGGCTCCGCAACAAGGAGCTGGAGGATGCCGCCCGCGAGAACGAGACGGACCACGAAAAGGCCCTGCGGGAGGCGCGCGAGGAGGGCGAGAAGCGGTTCCGGGAGCCGATGAAGAAGTCCGGCGTCCGCGCGGCCCTGGCCGAGGCCGGGTTCACCGCGCCGGACCGGCTGATGAAGCTCATCGACTGGGACGCCATCACCGTCGACGACGAAGGCGAACTCATCGGCGCCGAGGCCGAGGTGGACCGGGTCAAGGCCGAGTACCCGGAATTGCTGCCGCAGGACAAGCCGAAGCCCAAAGCCCGGCCGACCGGCGCTCCTCGGCAGCCCGCGCAGGAGAAGCCGAAGTCCACGGCCGAGATCCACGCAGCCCGGCTCCTGGGTAGGGCTTGACCTAGCGAGGTATATTCATCACCAGGTGAATTGCTTCGGTGATCGAAGCAGCCACCGCCCTTGCTTGCAGGCGCCCGTGATGGGGCCCGAGCCGCCAGACGCTCCCCCATCACGACGCCCGCAGGAGGGCCACCGTGGCACGCAACACCCTTGAGGCCTGGATCCCCGAAGAGTGGGAGACGTCCAAGGTCGTCGCATCCGTACTTCAGATCTCCGCGGTCGAGGCTCTCGCCTCCCCGATCACCATGACCTCCGACACCAAGCATGTGCCGCGCACCGCGGGCATGGGCGTCGATGTGGTCGCCAAGGGCGGCGCCTACGGCGAGGACACCTCGCTGAACGACGAGGTGCTTCTGACGGCCCGCAAGTTCGGTAAGGCCGCGCGCATCGCCGAGGAGGACATCGACGACTCGGTGGCCAACGTCATCGAAGCGAAGATGCTCGGCTGGTCGAAGAGCTACGCGAAGATCCTCGACAACTCGTCCCTCGCCGTCAGCGCCGCCGAGAACGGCACAACGGTCCCGTTCACCAGCCTCTACCAGCTGCTGAACACCACCGACAACAACCTCGGCTACACCGGCGGCGCGAACATCACCACCGCCGCGTCCGCGGGCGTGCCCACCTACGGCGAGTTCTCCACCGCCGTCGGCAACGTCGAGAACGGCGACTACTTCGACCCGGGCAACATGTATGCGATCGCCGCGCCCGCTTTCCGCAAGTACCTGCGCGGTGTCCTCGACAGCCAGAACCGGCCCATCTTCGTCGAGGGCCTGAACGGCACCCCGGACACGATCTTCAGTGTCCCGATCCGCTGGAGCCTCGGCGCCCGCCTCGCGGCCACGGCCAGCAGCGCGCCGACCGGACGCCCGATCATGGCGTTCGTCAACCCGGAGCTCATGCTCCTCGGCCGCCGTAGCGGCCCCGAGTCGGTGTTCATCGACGGCCGCGACGGTCTGTCCGCCCTCACCGACGAGTCGATCCTGAAGATGCGCGCCCGCCGCGGATGGGCCTACGGCCACCCCAACGGCGCGTCCATCCTCGTCGGCTGACCCCCTCTCTCCTGCACCGCCTTTCGGCTCGGGGGCGGTGCAGGCAGCAGGCAGGGAGGTGAGCCATGGCACAGGCAAAGAAGACCGCGGCAGCCCGGCAGCATCCGGCGAAGGCCGGCGAGCCGGAGGTCGAGGTCGACAAGCGGTCTCCTGATGGCAGCGAGGGCACCCGGCACCGCAAGGAGTTCGTCGTTCTGGCCGCGCGGTGGACTGGCGAGGACTACCAGCACGAGGCGAACCGCGCCGCCACTGTGGGCGAGGCGATCCAGCGTGGTCTGCACCCGCGCGGCGATGTGTCCTTCGACGGGCAGGAGGAGCACCCCGACGGGGTGTCGCTGACCCTCGCCTACTCGGTGGAGACGGTTCCCGCCTCGGTCGAACAACAGCCCGCCGAGACCACCACGCCGCGCGACGTCATCGACGCCGATGGCGGCGACACCAGCGGCAAGGGCGACTGACATGGTCAACGCCTGGGCCAGCGCAGAGGACGTCACCAACGCCACGGGCGTCACGGTGACGGACCAGCAGCTTGCCCAGGCGCAGGCCGCCATCGAGGTCTTCAGCAACCGCATCTACCCGGACAAGGACCGGATGCGCACGCGTGACCTCCACTGGCTGGGCCAGGCCGTCGCCTACCAAGCCGCCTGGATTGCAGGCCAGTTCGGGCTGGAAACGCGGCTGGATGCCACGCAGATCCAGCAAGACCAGGTCTCCACCACGCTGCAAGGCGACGGCCTGGTCCTCGCACCCATGGCCGCCCGCGCGCTGCGACGGGTGTCGTGGATGCGGTCCCGGACCGTGCACATCCGCTCTGCCGTCGAGGGCGCCGGCCCGATCGTCGGGGACGCACTTTCGGACGGAGCGGACGACCACCTGGACTGGGCGCCGTACACGGGGGGTGCGTGATGCAGGCCATCGCCACCACCCAGGTTGAGATCCTCCGCGGCACCACTACCGACGAGTTCGGCGACGAGAAAGACACCAACACCCCCATCGCGTCGGGCATCCCGGCCTCGCTCGTCGAGCAGACCCGCAGGGTCACCACCCGCGAGAACCCGACCCCGCGGATCGTCCGGTACGCCGTGGCCCGGGTCCCGGCGAACACCGACGTCACCGACCAAGACCGGGTGCGTGACCAGCGCACCGGAGCGATCTACATCGTCGAAGCCGTGTCGGCGATGGACACCCCCGCACTCACCGTCGACAGGCGGCTCGACCTGCGGCGCACCACCTAACAGCACAGGCCATCACGTCCGGGGAGACCGGGCAGGCCACCGAACGACCACCCCCGGAGAGGAGGCGGCCATGGCGCGATCCGGTGTGCGGATCGATCCGTCCGCGCGCGCGCATGTCGACGCGGCGATCAACGACTGGCTGGACGACGTCATCGGCCCGGCCATCCTCGGCGACGCCCGTAACTACGTGCACAAGCGGTCCGGCCGCCTGCACGACAGCCTCCGCTCCGAGGTCCACGACAAGGTGCTGCGGGTCGGCTCGCTGGACTGCAACTACGCCACCGACGTTGAGCTGGGCACTCCCCCGCACGTGATCACGCCGCGGAACAAGAAGGCATTGTCGTGGCCGGACGCCGACCACCCGGTAGCGCGCGTCAACCACCCCGGCACGTCGCCGATGCCGTACCTGCGCCCGGCCCTCTTCCAGCGGAGGACGCCGTGACGACTCCCGTGCTCCGCGCCACCCCCGAGCTGGTCGCTACCGCCTGGCTGAAGACCATCGTCGGCGACATCGTCGCCACCACCCTGCCCAAGCGCGGCAAGGACGGCTCGATCACCTGGGCCGCGTCCGGGTTCGTCACCCTCGTGGTGGCGGGTGGCAGCCCGAACATCTACGTGCCGCTCCGCGACCCGGTCGTGGGCCTCTCCTGCTGGGCCCTCAACCCCGACTCGCAGAAGCCGCCGTGGGGGAAAGCCTCCAACCTGGCGGAGACGATCGTCGCCGCCACGCTCGACCACCCGAACGTTCCGAGGACCGCCCTCGCCCTGCCTGCCGGATACCCGAGCGTGCAGGTCAAGTCGGCCTACGTCACCGGTGACCCCCGCCGTATCACCGACGACTCGTCGTCGTACGCCCGCTACGACATCCCCGGCCTGGTCGTCGCGTGGACGGAGCTGCCGTCATGAGCGGCCGCTACGCCATCCAGGCCGACACCCTCGGCGGTGACCTCCTCACCTGGAACGGGCGCGTCATCGTCCACAGCTCGCGCGGGGAGCTGGAGTTCCTCCTCGCCGGAGACATCCGCATCGTCGAGTGCCCGCGCAGCGTCCCGCCCGAGCAGACCATCGCGCTGCCCCTGCTCCCCCAGTTCAGCCACCACCGCTTCCCGCTTCGCCGAGAGGACTACCCCTGATGCCGAAAATCCGCACGACGATGCGCCCCGACCAGGAGATCGAGGTCGACGACATCGAGGCCGCCGACCTGAGCGCGCAGGGCCTCCTCGTCGACGACTCCCCGACGCCCGCGCCCGAGCCTGCTCCGCAGACCGCCATCCCGGCGGCCGCCAAGAAGTCCAGCACCAGCAAGGAGAGCTGACCCATGGCCGTTACCACGACCGCGCTCATTCAGGGGCCGGCGACCCTGTACTCGGGTGCCTTCGGCGCAACCGAGCCGACCGACACCCAGGTCAACACGACCCCGGCCGCGTCCAGCTGGACGGACCTGGGTGGCACGCAGGACGGCGTCAAGCTGTCCGTCGACCAGACGTACTCGGAGCTGGAGGTCGACCAGATCACCCTGCGCGTCGGCAGCCGGCTGACGAAGCAGGACTTCACCATCGAGACCTCCCTGGCGGAGGCGACGCTGGAGAACCTGTCGCTCACCCTCAACGGTGGTACTGCTGCGAGCGGCGCGGGCTGGAAGTCGTTCGACCCGAACGTCACGTCCAGCGCCACGCAGCCGAACTACTTCGCCGTAATCATGGACGGCTACGCGCCCAACCAGTTCCGGCGGCGCGTCATCGGGCGCCGCATGCTCAACACCGACAGCAGCGAGCTGGCCTACACGAAGGACAAGCAGACGCTGATCCCGGCGAAGTTCGCCGGCCACTACGTCAGCAACAGCATCACGCCGTTCCACATCGTCGACCAGACCAGCTGAGTCGACACCACCGTCCCTGTCCGTAGCGAGGAGCACCACCCATGGCATCCACCACCCGGTCCACCACTCGTCAGGGCACCACGGCCCGCGCCCGCAAGCGTGCCGCGGCCAAGCCCGTTCCCCTCGTCGACGAGGAGTACGAGCTCGTAGAACTCACCAGCACGGTCGAGGACGAGGACCGTGTCGCCCTGTTCTCGATCGACGGCGAGGTCTACACCGTTCCCCGCAGGGTCCCGCAGGGCATCGCCCTGGAGTTCCTGCGGATCGGCCGCGAGCACGGCGAACAGGTCGCGGCCGTCCGCCTGCTGGAGCGGCTACTCGGCCCGGAGGCTTACTCGGCGCTCGAGCAGTGCCCGACGCTCGACGACCAGCAGATGCAGAAGATCCTCGACATGGCCCAGAAGATCGCCTTCGGCAAGGCTGAGGTCAAGGGGGGAAAAGCCCGCTGACGTGGACGACTGGACTGGCCGAACGGCTGGAACAGATCGTCTGGGTCCTCGACCACCAAGAGGACATCGACGCCGACTTCCTGGCGATCTACGGCATCGACCTCCATGAGCAAGAGGTCGACGGGCCCCGCTACTTCGCACTCGCCCACCGGCTGACCGCCTACCAGGGCGTGATGACGGCCCGCGTCGAGGAAGAACGCGAAGAACAGCAACCCACCAGTCCCACCCCAACCCGCACGAGCAGCACCGCCCCGCCCACCAGGCAGGGCGCAGGCGAGACGGCCGAAGTCTCGCTGACCCAATTCCGGGCCAAGTTCCCGGGGCTCGTGTCGGTTGGAGGAAGCGAAGGTGGCGGGTAGCTTCAGGATCGCTGAGGGGTACGTCGAGGTCACCGCCGACGAGTCCGGCTACGACCGGGCGATGGACCGGCTGAAGTCCAAGAAGAACTCGATCAAGATCGGTGTCGACCTCGACGACAAAGACGCCCTCGCCAAGCTCGAACGGCTCACCCGCGAGCGCCTCACGACCGTCAAGGTCAAGCTCGACGACACCGCCCTCGACAGGTTGAAGCTGAAGGACGTCGAGGTCACCGTCGCCCCGAAGATGAGCGACGCGGCCTACAACCGGGTCAAGACCCAGCTCGACCGGCTCACCGCCGACCGCACTGTCAACATCCGTGCCGCCGTGGACACACGGGTAGCGGCCGACGAGATCCGCAACCTGACCCAGCGGCGCCAGGTCCGCATCGGCATCGACGTCGACACCCGAGTCGCTGCCGACAGCATTGCGAACCTGACGCGCCGCCGGCAGATGACGATCCAGGCCCGCGCCGACACTGCGGCGGCGGACGCCGCCCTGGCGCGCGCTGCGAGGGACCGCACGGCGCGGATCCGGGTCACCACCCTGGGGCTGGGGTCGCTCACCAACCTCGGCAGTGCGGGCGGCGGCGGTGGAGGCATCGGCATCCTGTCGTCCACGATCGCTCGCCTGGTGGCGCTCGTGGTTGGTGCACTGCCGACACTGGCGTCACTCACGCAGTCCATCATCGCCATGGGCCCGGCGGCCGCTGTGGCCGTGCCCGCAATCCTGTCGCTGGGCGCCGCCTTCGCAGCTATCAAGATCGGCACCAGTGGAGTCGGGGACGCCTTCAAAGCGGCATTCGCCCCTGCCACCAAGAGCGCGTCCGCCGCCGAGTCGTCAACCCGCAAGGTCGAGAACGCCCAACGCTCCCTCGCCAAGGCGCAGCAGGCCGTCAAGGACGCCGAGGTCAACGCCGCCGAGGCCCGGGTCAAGGCCGCCCGCGACATCCAGGACGCGCAACAGAACCTGAAGAACACCGTCCAGGACGTCGCCGACGCCAACCGGCGGGCAGCCCAGTCCGTCGCCTCCGCCGAACGCGACCTCGCCGACGCACAGCGCGCGGCACGACAGGCGCAGGAAGACCTCAACGACGCCCGCAAAGAGGCAGCCCAAGACCTCGAAGACCTCAACAGCAGGCTCGTCGACGCCCAGCTCGACCAGCGGCAGGCCGTCCTCGACCTCCAGGACGCCGAGCAGGAACTCGCCGCCGTCAAAGCGAAGGGCGCCTCCGCCTCCAAGGAGGACCTCGACAAGGCCCAGCTCCAGTACGACAAGGCCGTCCAGGCGCTCGACAAGCAGAAGGTCGAGACGGCCCGTCTCCAGCAGCAGACGGACGAAGCGAACAAGGCTGGCGTCGAGGGCTCGGACAAGGTCGTCAAGGCCAAGCAGGACATCGCCGACGCCAACCAGAAGGTCACCGACGATACGCGGTCTCTGCGCGATGCGGAGATCGAGGCGTCCCGTACCCAGCAGGACGGGGCGCAGCGCATCGCGAAGGCCCAGCGGGATGTGGCCGACGCGCAGGCCGCCGCGGCGAAGGCCGCAGTGGACGGGGCACGGCAGATCGCGGACGCGCAGGACGCGGCACGCCAGGCCGCCGAGGCGCTCGCGGACGCGCAGCGGTCCGGGGCCGCGGCCACGTCGGCGACCGCGGATGCGCTGGCGAAACTGGCGCCGAGCGCGCGGGCGTTCGTGAATGCGGTCCTCGCGCAGCGCGAGGCGTGGCGGTCCCTCAAGCTCGACGTGCAGAACGCCCTCTTCGCTGGGCTGGGACAGAAGTTCACGCAGTTGTCCACGGCGATCCTGCCGTCGCTGCGCCAGGGACTCACGGGCACGGCCGGGATCCTGAACACGATGGCGAAGAACGCGTTCGACGCCGTCACCAACCTCGGCAAGACCGGCATGCTGAAGCAGCTGTTCGCCGGACTCAACGGCGGACTCGCGCCACTGTCGAAGATCCCGGGCCAGTTCCTCACCGGCATCACCCAGCTCGGCATCGCCGCCGCTCCTGCCTTCAAGCGACTCACCACCGCAGCGGGCGGATTCGCGACGCGCCTGAGCGAGCAACTCACGAAAGCCTTCGAGAACGGCCACCTCGAAAAGATCATCGATCAGGCCATCGACATCGGTAAGCAGTTCGGCCACCTGATCGGCGACGTCCTCGGGACGCTCGGCAACGTCATGAAGGCGGCGGCGGCCGGCGGCGGGGACGCCCTCGGGACGCTCGGTGCGGTGTTCGCCGAGCTGCGCCGGATCACCGCGATGCCCGAGGTGCAGAAGGCCCTCACGTCGATTTTCAGCGCGATCAACGCGATCGCCAAGCTGGTGGCCGGCACCCTCGGCGCAGTCATCCAGGCTGCGCTGCCCCTGCTTGCCTCTCTGGCGCCCGTCGTGCAGCAGCTGGCGGAGAAGTTCGGGCCGGTCCTCGTCGAGCTGGCCTCGGTCCTCGGCAAGGCGCTGTCGCCGATCATTTCCGCGCTGCTGCCGATCCTGAAGAACGTCGGCGACATCATCATCCAGCTGGTGCGGGCGGTGATGCCGCTGCTCCAGCCGATCGGCAACCTCATCGGGGCGATCATCAAGGCCCTGGCGCCGATGATCTCCGCTCTCGGCGCGCAGTTGGCGCCGTTCATCGCAGCTCTCGCACAGGGGCTGATGCCGGTGATCGGCGCGCTGGTGCCGATCGTGCAGATGCTCGGCGGGTTCCTCGCCCAGCTCGCGCCCCTGTTCCCGCCGCTGCTGCTCGCGATCCTCCCGCTGATCCCGCCGATCGCTCAGCTGACGGTGTCGCTGCTGAACCTGGCCATGCAGGTGATCGTGCCGCTGCTGCCGCTGATCGTCGGCCTGGCGCAGCTGCTGACGGGCGTGCTGACGAGTGCGATCACAACGCTGGTGCCTGCGCTGGATCTGACGATCGGCGCCATCACCAAGTTCACGGACGCCATCACCAAGGGCGTCCAGTGGGTCGTCAGCAAGTTCCAGTGGCTCTACGACGTGCTCGTCGGGCACAGCATCATCCCCGACCTCGTCAACGCGATCATTAACTGGTTCACCAACCTGTGGACGAAGACGAAGCAGATCTTCGACCAGCTCAAGAACTGGGTCATCAACACCTGGAACAGCCTGTGGAACGGCGCCCGCACGAAGTGGGACAGCTTCTGGGCCGGGCTGTGGAAGCAGTTCACCGGCGCCAAGACGTCGGTGATGAGCTGGATTTCTGGGCTGCGGACGTCGTTCGCAAACACATGGAACGGCCTGTGGGACAGCGCGGTCTCCAAGGTGACCAGCATCTTCACCACGCTCCGGGGCAAGATCAACGACTTCAAGACCAGCATGCTCAACGCGGTCAAGGCCCTCCGCGACGGAACCGGAAGCCTTTTCTCCGGCATCCAGTCGAAGTTCGCGACCCCCGTGAAATGGGTCATCTCGAATGTGTACAACTCAGGCATCCGGAAGATGTGGAACACCATCGCCGGGAAAATCAACAGCAAGCTGACCTTGCCGTCGATCTCACTCGGCTTCAACAAGGGTGGCGTCGTCCCCGGCACCGGCAACACCGACACCGTCCCCGCCATGCTCACCCCCGGCGAACGCATCCTCTCCAAGCAGCAGGTCACCCAGCTCGGCGGACACCGCGGCATCGACGCCCTCCTCGGCCAGGACCGACCCACCAGCACCGGCGGCAACCCCTCCCGCCAGGAAGAGCGCCGCCGCTACCAGGGCGGCACCCAGCACTTCGCGTCCGGCGGCATCGTCGGCAGCGTCACCAACGCGATCGGAGGGGCCATCGGAGGCGCCGTCGACTGGACGAAGGATCTCGTCATCGGCGGCCTCAAGGCAGCCGCACAGAAGGCCATCTCCTCGCTGGTGCGCCCGCTCATCGGCCGGATCCCGGCCGGGGGCGTCGGCTCCCTAATGAAGGACATGTCCAACCGCGCCCTCGACGGCATGCTCGGCTTCCTCGGCAAGGAGGACAAGAAGGCCGTCGGCGGCCCCGCCGTACAGCGGGCCCTCGCGTGGGCGAAGACCCAGAACGGCCTCCCCTACCAGTGGGCGGGCAACGGCAACCCATCGTGGGACTGCTCCGGGTTCATGAGCGCGATCGAGTCCGTGATCCGCGGCCAGTCCCCGCACCGACGTTGGGCGACCGGCGCGTTCGTCGGGAACAACGGCCCGGCCGGCTGGGTGCGGAACCTCAACTCCCCGTTCATGATCGGCATCACCAATGCCGGCGTGGGCCACACGGCAGGCACGATCGCGGGCGTCAACGTGGAGAGCCGCGGCGGGGCCGGCGTCATCGTCGGCCCCCGGGCGCGCTCGTACCGCGACAGCCTGTTCACCTCGCGGTGGGGCTTCGCCCCGGCCGCGAAGTACGACTCCGGCGGGCTGCTTCAGCCGGGCGCGACGCTGGCCATCAACAAGACGCGGAAGCCCGAGGCGATCCTCACCGCCGAGGAGCACGAGGCGTTCCGCAGCCTGGTGGCCGGACTCAGCACGGCGGGTAGCGGCGGCGACGTCCACGTCCACATGGCGGTCGAGGTCAAGTCGATGTCGCTTCCGACGGACGCCGAGGCAGAGCGCTTCGCTCAGGCGATCGCCGACCCCATGAAGGAAGTGCTCCGCAAGCTCGAAAACTCCAGGAGGCGCTGACCATGGCATTCGGCTGGGGCAGCATCCAGCTCTCCCGCACGCTGCTGCGGGAGACGTTCACCGCGGCCGAGCAGGGCGGCAACCGGAACCTGAACCTCGCGGGGCAGGAGTCCATGCCGCCGCTCACCCGCGCGCAGCTCGTCGGCGTCCACGACAACATCAACGCCCTCGAAGCCCAGAGCCCCGTGCCCGTCACCTTCACGGACAAGCCTGAGCGGAACGGCTACTACCAGGTGTCGTCGTGCGCCAGCACCCTCAACGAGTACCGCAACGACATGCTCACCGCGGACTGGACAATCGCCCTCGACCGACTCGGCTCCGTCGGCGAAGTCGACCTCCAGTCCAGGCTCACCGGGGTCGTGAGGATCAACGACTTCGGCCTCACCGGCGAACGCTGGCACGCCCCGCCCATCGGCCACTTCGGCTACTACACCGGCCCCTCGAACCCCACCACCATGACCCGCACCGGCGCCGACGGCGCCATGACCGTCTACCGCAGCGTGCCCACCGGCGTCGTCCCCCGCTGGGGATGCGACCCGACGAACTACCTCAAGGGACGAGTCCGCGTCACCGACACCACCACACCGGCCGCGCCGATCGAGCTGGAGGGAACCGAGCGGGCCGTCCCTCCCGCCGCGTGGTCGCTGTCGAACGGGCTGGTCAACATCACCCCGTCCGCGTCCGCTTCGCTGGACGTGCAGGCGTACACGGGCGGGGCGTGGCACTCGAAGCTGTGGAACGTGTCCGTGGCCGGCTCGGCCGCGTCGATCACCTCGTGGGACGCGGCATCGCTGCTCCGCAACGACCCGGAACACACGATCCTGCGCCTCACCAAGAGCCTCAACCCGGGCCGGGCCACCCTCGATCTGTCGCTGCGGCGCGGCTCCCGCTTCGTCGAGGGCTACCTCCAGACCGGCGCCTCCAACACGCTCGCCGCCTACCGCAGCACGCTGGAGGCCAACACCAGCTTCGCGGCGTCCGGGTATGTCACCGCTGCTGGAGACGACACCGACGGCAACGGGTTCGTCATCGGCTCGGCCCGGTCCTTCACCGCGCATGCGAACGGCGGCATCACCAAGGCCGCCGTGACCGCCCTGGACTTCTGGATCGGCACCGTCGCCAGCGGACCGACCCTCAATCCCAACCCGACGTTCGAGATCGACACGTCCGGCTGGGCCACCACCAACGCCACCCTCACCCGATCCAGCGCGCAAGCGAAGTACGGCGGCTGGTCCGGGCTCCTCACCTCCACCGCAGGTGCCTCCCCAAGGGCCGAGACAACGCCTCAAGTCCCGGTGATCGCAGGGCAGAGCTACCGCGCCTCCGGCTGGCTCTACGCCCCCGCCGCGATCCCCTCGGGCGCAGGCATCCAGGTCAACTGGTACAACGCCGCTCAGACGTACATCACCACGCTGGGCAACACTGCCGCCCCCGCATCCGGTGCCTGGTACTTCGTCGACACCAACTTCACCGCACCCGCAAGCGCTGCCTTCGCGACCATCCTCTTCGTCATGGGCGGGACACCCGGCGCCGGCGTGCTCCTGCACGGCGACGACATCCGCCTACGCCCATCCACACCACCAGGGGACGCGGCACTCGACCTGCGCAACCAGTACATCGCCTGCCTGCCAGAGGCGACCTACGCGGTGAGGCGGTGACCGGATGACCGTCCAGGAGTCCCTCAACGCGCTCGGGCAGTGGGAGATCGACCTACTGCCCACCATCCCCCGCGAAACCCTCGACGCCCTCCAGTACTTCGGGCACGTCGCCATCATCCGAGGCCGCGTCGACCCCACCCTGTACGGCGACAACCTCCTCACGAGCGCCCGCTACGTCGGCGTCCTCACCGGCAACTCCCTTGCAGACGACGCCCGCACGAAGATCCCCAACGACAACGTCAAGATCAGCGGCGTCGGCATGGCTATGTGGCTCGGCGACCAGGACAACAAGGGCTCGGTGTACGAGAACGCCGTCGCCCCGGCCTCCGCCACCTTCGCCGACACGATCCGCATGCTGCTCCCGTCGTCCGGGGCCGTCACCGAAGGCACCCTCTACCCGGTGGCCGGCCAGTACTCCGGCACGCACCAGTGGCAGTCGCCTCGCGAGGCCATCCAGTACGTGTGCCAGACCATGTCGACCACCAGCGTGCCGGTGTCGTGGCGGGTCAACGGTGACGGCACCTTGGACGCGGGGCCGGAGTCCGACTTGTTCGTGACGACGCCGACGTGCACGGTCGTGGCGCGCGGCTCGGGTGACGACATGGCCATGCGCGGCATCCCCGGCAGCCTCGACCTCGCCGGGGACGTCGAGGACTACACGACGCGGGTGGTGCTGCTGGCCGAAGGCGAAGGCTCGAGTATCGCCACCGGCACGGCGGACATCTCCCCCGCCACCGCGTACAAGGACATCCACGGCAACGCGGTGAAGCTGACGCGGCTGGTGTCAGAGTCGGACACGGCGTCCGGGAACGCCGAGGCCCGCGCACAGCTGGCGCTGTCGCAGTTCGTGTCGCCGAAGCAGGATCTGCGGCTGAACATCCAGGACTACGACGTCGAGGGCAGCTTCAAGCTCGGCGACTACCTGTACGCCTACGACCCCGACAAGGGCCTGTTCAACCCCAACATCGAGATCACGTTCCGGGGGCAGCGCCTCAACCCCATCAAGCTCCAGGTCACCGAACTGAGCTGGGGCGTCACAGCGGACTACACCGTCGCCTACCGCACCGCGGCTGGTGTGTGGCTCGACCTCACCGACCACGTCCAGACCTCGGACGCCGGCACGTACGTCACGGTCGGCGGGTTCGACCGGGCGCTCACCTCGACCGGGGAGGAGCTCGGCTCCCGCCCCAACCAGGACACCAGCGTGCCCGGGCAGCCGACGTTCATCGAGCCGTTCACCGGCACCGCCTACCTCGACGCCCGCGGCTTCACACGGGCCCGCGTAGTGCTGTCGTGGAACGCCCCAAACAACGTCGACGGCTCGACGGTCCTGGACGGGGATCACTACGAGATCCGGTACGCCGTCGACACCGACATGATCTACCCGGCCACGTGGGCAGCCGTGTCCCAGGTCCGCTGGCAGGACTTGCAGATCTGGGCTCAACCGTTCGCGGCGCCCGATGGCCAGTGGCAGACCATGGTCGTCAACTGGGACACCACCACCGCGCAGCTCCAAGACCTCTCCCCCGGCATCGGCTACGACGTCCAGATCCGGGCCGTCGACAAGACCGGCAACACCGGGGCCTGGTCGTCGGTGACCACGTTCGTGGCATCCACGGACAACATCCCACCATCGACCCCGGCCGCGCCCACAGTGGCCGGGTCACGGATCGCAGTGCAGGTCACACACCAGCTCGGCAAGAGCAGCGGTGGGACGTTCAACCTGGAATCGGACCTCGACCACCTCGAAGTCCACGTCTCCTACGAGCCGACGTTCACCCCGGACTCCACCACCCTGAAGGGCAAGACGCCAGCGAACGCCGGGATGATCCAGGCGCAGATCCCCGTCGTGTTCACCGTGCAGGTCGAGGAGACCAGCGCCCGGTACGTGAGGGTCGTCGCGGTCGACAAGACCGGCAACAAGTCCGGGCCGTCCGATGCGGCGACAGCCACGGCGCTGCTGATCGACGACGCGCACATCTCCGACCTCACCGTCTCCAAGGTCACCGCGGGCACCATCACGGCGTCGTGGGTGATGGCGGGCGAGATCAAGACCGCCGACACCGGGCCTCGGGCCCGCATCTCCGCCGACGGATACGAGCTGTTCGATGCGGCCGGGACGCGGACCCTGTTCGCCGACGCGGCGACCGGCAACGTCAGCATCGTCGGCCAGCTGGTGTCGGGCACCTCCGGCAAGCGACTGGAGATCAACCCGACCAACACGTTCCTGCCGGAAATGCGGTTCTACGCGAACACTGGAACAGACTACGGATTCATCAACGGTGTCTCGGCAGCTACCGACGTCTCTGTCGGCGTCCAGTCCAGCCCATTCGACGACGGCGGAACAATCTGCGCGAGCCGCACCTACCAAACGCCTGGATTCGCCCGCCTGGAAACCATCGTGCTCGGCACCGAAGCGCGGCGCGGTGGCTACGTGTGGGCAGGAGTCGGCGCACTCTTCGCCGGATTCAACCGGGGTGGAGTCGACGGCGGCACAATGTACGCCGATGAAAACCAAGCCCGCTTCGGATGGCACACCGGTAACCCCGACAGCCAAACCTTCAGATTCTTCAGCGGGAGAACTGCCCACACGGGAACGTGGGCCAACTTCACCAGCGCAGCCAGCGACGATGGCCTGTTCACCGGAAGCACGGTTTTCGGTGCTGCCACATCGGCCAGCCTTACCTACGGGCCAACGATGGACAGCAACATGGTCCCCGTTGCGGTGTGCGTTGCGAGCAACTTCGGCTCCGCGACGCCCACCGTGTGGGGAGTTCAGTCTTTCACTAGCTCCGGATTCACCATGGCCTGGAATAACTCCCAGGGCATGCGGATCAATTTCTGGTGCTACCGGGTTCCCTAAGGAGGCGATGATGCCAGAGCAATGGACAGTTTTGGGTAGCAGGGCGCGAGTCGTAGACGGCACGCCCTGTTGGGAAGTGGCTATCGAAAAGGGAGATGGCAACCGACATTTCCACCTGACGCCCGCGGCCGCTCTCGACTTTCGGGCAGCCGAATACGGCATCGACCCCGAGGACACAGACGCCCTCATGGAGATCATCCTCCACGAGAATCACATCCCCACCGTCGACCGCGAGGACGCCCCGAGCGCCCGCTACCTCGACGACGGGCCCGACCTGCTCACCGCAGAGAACACCACCGTCGCCCGCGAAACGCACCTCGGCCGCATCAAGACGTGCCCCATGAGCATTCGCGTCCGCGGTGCCAAGGGCCTGGACGTCATCCGGGCCGGACACCGACCTGACCTCGCCCGGATCCGCGCCACACGCGAAGCCGTCGACACCACGCGCTGGATCAGACGCTACGGGGACCTGCCCATCAAGCCGCCCACTCTGGAGGACCACCGTGCCTGACCCGTCCACCACCAGGCTCGGCCTGTACAAGTCCAAGTCGGACGGCTCCGAGCTGGTCAACTACCCGCTGGACCTCGGCCAGAACTGGGACCGCGTAGACCTGGCTGCGGGGTTCCAGCCGTGCACCTCATCGACGCGGCCGTCGACGCCGTACTCCGGGAAGCCGATCTTCGAGACGGACACGGGCCGCAGCTTCTACAGCAACGGCACAGCGCCAGCGTCCGGCTCGTGGGTGGAGATCCCCAACAGCAGTGGGGTGTTCGGCGGGAACCTGTCGCTGTCCGCGAGTGCCAGTCTCTCCATCGGCGCCGCCACCCTCACCCGGACCTCGGGCGGGTCCCTCAACAGCAACTCGAACTTCCTGACCACACGGTCGGCTGCCAGCGACATCGCGTACAGCGCGATCGTGGGCGTCGACACCTTCGACCGCCTACGGCTGTACGCCGACGGCAAGTACGAAGTCGGCCCCGGGAATGCTGCCCGCGACGTCAACCTGTACCGGTCCGGGGCCAACACCCTGGCCACCGACGACAGTTTCACCGTCGGCATCGACTTGACCGTCACTGGCCGGCTCACCGTCAACGGGATCGGCCAGAACCTGCCGAAGTACAAGGCGTCGACCACCAGCCGAACCAGCACGACCACGCTCGCCGCCGACCCGGACATCGCCTTCCCGGTCGTCGCCAACGCGACCTATCTGGTGGACGGCCTGATCCTGTTCGCGGCCGACCCGGCTGGCGACTTCAAGATGGGCTGGACGGCGCCTTCCGGCGCGGCCTTCCAGTGGTCCTGCTTCGGGCAGTCGAGCACAGCCACGGCGGGCTCAGGCTCGGTCATCACCGACGGACAGGACCTCACCTCGACATCGTTCGGTCTGGGCGGCGTCACGGACAACACCAAGACGATGACGGCGCAGGTGAGGGGCTACCTCACAGTCGGCGGCACGGCGGGCAACTTCGTCTTGCAGTGGGCTCAGGTCGCCTCGTCCGCGAACGCCACCAGGCTCCTCGCGGGCACCCACGTACGTCTTACCCGTGTTGCGTGACCTCCGGCAAAGGGCCGGCCGGAGGCTCTGGGCTGAACGGCGCGGCCGGTGCCTGTTGCTGCGCTTCGCCGAGCTGCTGCTCCAGCTCGGCGACGCGCGCCCGAAGGATGAGGTTCTCGTCGTGGAGCTCACCGCAGCGCTGCCGGGAAACGGGCAGGGCTGCCTCGACGCTGACCTGTGCACTCATGCTGCTACCGCCTTCTCTGCGATCTCCCGGTACCTGTCCAGGAGGGTGGTCTTGTTGAGGAACGGGTGCTGCGGGAAGAACGACCAGTGGCTGACCAGGGCGTTGCCGCGGAGGATGTTCGGCACGCCCTTCGCGACCGGCTGGTGGATCGTGTGCCAGGACTCCTCTTCGTCCGGGACGAGGACGCCGGGCTGCGGGAGCGCCGCGTAGTCCTCCCCTCGGGACGCGAAGCAGGACACGGAGAACTGGGTGCCAGGGGCGATGGGGAAGTCCTGGTACAGGTACAGGTCTTCGACGGTGCCGGCTTCGACGTGGTCGAGGAGCAGCTCGTGCAGCCGGACGGCGAAAGGCCCGTTGGCCCAGCCGGTCGGGTCCATGCAGTACGCGGAGACCTGGCCCCACTCCATCGGGATCTTCCCGCAGAGCTGGAGGAAGTGGGAGCAGACCGCGTTGTTGATGATGATCGGGAACACCGCGACGGGGGCGGGCATCTCGATGCGGGCGCGTACGAGGTTCTCGACGGCGTCGTCGTGGATGTAGACGACGTCGTCGTCGAACCGCAGATAGATGGTGTTGGGGTCGGTCATCTCGCGGTAGGCGAGGCCGGTGTATCTCTGCTTGGGGAGGTGGCCGAGGTTGACGCCTTCGGGCCGGTGCTTGAGGTGGAACCAGTCGTGCTGCTCGGCGAGCTGGTGCGCGTAAGCGATGTCGTCCTCTTGCCCGACGGGGTCGGTGTTCATGAACGCCCACACCTCGTCGATGAGGCCACGCTGGAGGTCCCGTTCCAGGTACTTGATCAGGATGCTGTAGGTGCGGACCCGGCCGTAGGGGGTCCATGCGATGACGCGCTTGCCGTCGATCACTGGGTGGCCTCCTGCCACTTGATGCTGTCGGGGAACTTCTCCTCGGCGAGGATCGCGACGAGCGCGGCTGTGAAGTGGGCTTGCGCTTCGGTGGCGACGCTGCCTCGGCGGTCGCTCTCGCCGAGTTCGGTGCAGCGTGCGAGGAGGCGTTCGCCTCGTCGGTAGTGCTCTGGCCCGGTCACGCCGCAACCACCTCGGGCGTACGGAGGGCCGCCTCCCACTGCACGTGCAGCGCCTGCATGATGCTGCCCGACGCCTCGCCCCGCGCCGCCATCCCGATCTGCTGACGCAGGCCCGGATCGTCCGCGAGCAGCTTGAGGTACTTCCCCCACTCGTGCTCGCGCTTCACCAGGAAGCCGTTCTCCCCGTGCCGGATCACCCGCCGGTACGGCTCGATGTCCGACGCGATGAGCGGGATGCCGAGGATCGACGACTCCAGGAACTTCGTCGGGTACTTCGCCCGGTTGAACGCCGTGTCCCGGTAGGGGGCGCACCACACGTCGAACTCACCGACCGCATGCAGGTAGTGCTCCAACCGCTCCACCCAGCCCAGCGCCCCCACCCGCCGGCCTCGAAGGCCAAGCGACATGGCGTGCTCCGGGGTGATCCCGACGATCCGCACCTGCACCCCGCCGCCCGGCCTCGGGTACTCGGCGATCCGGTTCAGGGCGCGCACGGCTTCGGGCAGCTCGGCGACGGTGGACGAGGTGCCGGCCCAGCCGACGAACAACGGCCGCCCATCGGCCTCGTAATCCCGCGGGTGGCCGAGGTACTGCGCAGGCAGCCCGTTGGGGATGACGCGCACGTCGGGCGCGTAGTTGCGGAGCACGTCGGCCAGGGGCTCGGTGCAGCACGTGACGAGGTCGGCGACCTGCATGTTCGCGACGAGCCGGCCGAGCATGTCCGTGTCCCACACCTGGCGGGCGTGCGTGTTGCTGGGGTCGATGTGGAAGTAGTCGTCGTCGAGGTCGAGGACCAGCCGCTTCCCCTCGGCCTTGAGCTTGTGCCACATCAAGGACGGGTCGCGTTGGGCGACTCGACAGCCGACGATCGCGTCGACGTACGGCCAGTCCTGGGGAAGGCGGACGCCGCCGGTGACGTTGTGGCCGAGCCATTGCAGGCTCATGCCGGGCAAGGTCGCCCTGTAGAAGGATGAACCTGCCGTGTCTGCCGACCAGAAATGGATCCGCACGTCAGACCCCGCCCTCGGCGGCCCGAGCCAGCTCGCCTTGGACAACACGCTTGGCAGCTCGGACACCCGCGCCATAGCCCTGGAGGTAGTCCTCCATGTAGGGCTTGTTCGCGTCCACCGACGCGGGCTGCTCAGGCATGCTGCGGACGCGGGCGAGGGCCTCGTCGAACTCGGCCATCTGCTTCAGGTGCTCACACGCTTCAATGTGCGGCGGCCAGCCTTCCGTGAGCCAAGCAGGGGCAACACCGTGATCGGACCAGCCGCAGTGCTTCTGCCCGATCTCATAGCCGTGCCGCGCCCACGTGCGTGCCTCATCGCGTTCCGTCTCCAGCTGGCGGCGGGACCGGCGCAGGCCGGCGGCGGCGTTGAGGATGTCGTCCCAGTCGCGGAGGCGGTCCATGCCGAGGGCGTCGGTGAGGGCGGTCTTGTACTGGTCCGGCCGGCCCTCCCTCTCGTGGAGGCGCTGCGCGCGGGTGGCGATCTCCCGCTGCCGCGCGGCGGCCTGCTCGACGATCTGGTGCCACGTCGTATCGCGGGACAGGAGCAGGGCGTCGCACAGGGCGAGCCGGGTCTGCTCGTGGGCGTGGATGATCTCGGCGTCCGGCTGCGGCTCCGGGTAGTCGACCGGCACGGCCGACTGCGCGTTGGCGGGGATCTCGACGGGTTCGTGGAAGACGAGCACGCTGCGCGCGCCGATCTCCTCGGCGAGGCCGTCGAACTCGTTGGCGGGCTCAGGCTCCTCATCCATGCCAAGCGCCATCACATAGCGGCGCGGCTGGTACTGGTCGATGACGAGGGCGAACGGCGGCCGCTCATCGTCGGCGCCTTCGGGGAGTTGCAGGATCTGCAAACGGGCCACTGATGTCCCCTCCTCACGCCCGGCCGAGTCGGTCGCGCGTCACAGCACGAGCAACCTCGGCTGCGCTCAGGATCTGGTCGCCCGACTGCATGGTGACCGTCACCGATCCAGGCTGAAGGACGCCTCCTTTGCTATGCGAAGGGCCCTGCTCGCGGTAACCGGGCAGCCACTGAGTGGCGTAGTAGTCGACGGTCCGCCGGATGCCCAGGTCGAGGGACACGAAGTCCGCGGCGGTCATGCCGATCTGCTGCAGCGTCGACGTGTCCGAGGAGACGACAGCGTTGGGCACCTCACCCGGCCGCATCGGCAGGTGCTTGACGCCGACGGGCTCCAGGCCGGTGAACAGTGCGGCCTGCTCGGCGACGAGGCGCGCGATGTCGTTGACGGTCCGCGACTCCAGCGGGCCGACCTCGACGGGCCGCTCGGTGGGCCCGTACTCGGCGGTGTGCTCCAACGCCTGCACGAAAACGCGGGCAACGTCGCCGACGTATACGCAGTCGCTGATCTGGGTGCCGTCGCCGTACACCTCGATCTCCGTCCCGGTGAGGGCGCGGCAGGTGAAAGCGGGCAGGATCTTCCGCACTTTGGACGTGCCGTACGGCGCAGCGACGGACTGGCCCGGCCCGTACGCGTTGACCGGGCGGACGATCGTGATCCTCCCGCCGTCCCGGTAGAGGTTGTACATGCGGGCCAGATCCTCGGCCGCGCTCTTGGTGATCGTGTAGCAGCCGGTGCCGATCAGCCGCATGGCGTGGTTGCCGACGCCGGCGTAGACGACGGGCAGGCTGTACTGAGTGGCCGCCTCGAACACGTTGAGGGAGCCGAGGATGTTCGTCTCGGCGGACGGACGCGGGTTGTTGATGGTCTCCTGCGTGCCGAGGACGGCGGCGAGGTGGATGATGCCGTCGACGTGGGCGGCGGCTTCGGTGACGGTGGTGGCGTCGCGGACGTCGCCGAGGAAGAACTCTTCGCCGTCGGCCAGCTGCTGGCGGCGGTCCTGGTGGTCGAAGACGAGCACCTGGTGGCCGCAGGCGGCGAGTTCGCGGCGGATCCATGAGGCGATGAAGCCCGAGCCTCCGGTGACCAGTACCTTCATGCCTCTTGCTCCTTGCTGTTGTGGTGGGCGATAGCGCGGCGTGCCGCCTCAGCGCCGATGCTGATGTGGGTGAGGGCGTTCCAGGCGGCGTAGTAGGGGCGCGCGGCGAGGGAGGTCTGGCCGCCTTCGCGGATCGACCCGATGTTGATGCCGTACTGGGTGCGGCTGGCCGACTCGGTGTGGGGGTGGACTTCGATGGTGAGTCCGGTGTCGTGGGCGACGACGGCGGCGTGCCAGCGGAGTTTGGTCTCTTCGTCCCAGGCCTCATCGAGTTCCGGCTCGATGTGGCTGCCGGTGTCGGTATGGACGCGGGTGACGCCCACGGTCAGGCCGCCCGCGCCGGGGACCGCGTAGGTGCAGGTCTTGCAGTGCTCGCACTGGGTGTGCCCGTCCGCGCAGTCACAGCGCGGGCAGCGGCGCGATGCGGGGCATTGGATGGGGGTGCCCCAGCCGTCGGTGTGGACCTCGCCGCCACATTCCGGGCGTGGGCACGGGCCGGTCATGACTCGCCGTCCTCGTCCGCGACGACGGCCCGGCAGCGGGTGAGCGCGTAGTCCAGCAGGCCCATGAGCCGGTGATAGGGGACGTGTCCGCCTCCGTCGGGAAGGGCGGTCCCGATCTGGGTGACTCCGTCACCGTCGTCGTCGTAGCCCTGAGTGGCGAACACGACGACCCACTCGGTGAGCACACCTTCTGCGCCTTCGAGCCGCGCTGTCTCCTCGATGGCTCCCGCGAGCCGCGCATACGCGGCCTTCAGCTCGGGGCTCATGACTGATCCGAGCTGCCGCTGTGCGCCTGGCGTAGCACGTCGCCGATCTCCAACAGGGCTTGCGCGACAGCGATAGTGGCGATGGCCTGCGCCTTCGACGCCCGGGATTGGATCTCCACCGCGCTCACGATGCCTCGCGGCATTTCGTTGACGTCCTGCGCTGCCTGGTCAAGAGAACGGGTGGCCAAGTCCCGGTAAGTCGGGTCGCTCATGGGTGACTCCAGGGTGCGGGTTTTCGTGTGCGGGCTGGCGCGGGCTTTTGGAGTGGCAGAGGTGCAGACCCGCACGGCCACACCCCTGCCACCGGTCCCTGAGCAAGAACCTAGCCGAGATGATACCTAAGATTCGTAGGCTAAATGGGGGTGTCGGTCTACGATTCAAAGGAAAATGTAGTCCTGAGGGGGACCGATGAAACTTGTCACCCGATCTCAATGGGGCGCCCGCCCGCCCCGCTACTCACTCGTCTCGATCGCCAGCACCAAGGGCGTCAAGATCCACTACGAAGGCGCCTACGTCGCCAAGTCCCTGGCCGACCCTGGCGCGCACGGCTCATGCGCCGACCACATGCGGGACATCCAGGCCAGCCACCTGGCCAACGTGAAGGAGGACTACAGCGACATCGCGTACAACGCTGTCGTCTGCCCCCACGGCTACGTCTTCGAGGGCCGCGGCCTGCACCGCAAGACGGGCGCGAACGGCAACCAGGAGCTCAACGCCAAGGACTACGCGGTCTGCGCGATGCTCGGATCCTCCGGCCTCGTCGCACCTCCGGACGCCATGCTCGACGGCATCGTCGACGCGATCCAGTGGCTACGCACGGGCGGCAGCGCGGGCAGCGAGATCCTCGGCCACCGTGACGGCTACGCGACCGCCTGCCCCGGGGATGCCCTGTACAAGTGGGTCCACGCGGGCGCGCGCCGACCGGACGGCACACCCCCACAGAACGGCACCGGCGGCATCGCCCGCTACCAGGTGACGATCAACGGCCTGAAGTACGGCCACGGCGCAACCGGCTCCCACGTCACGGCAGTCGGCAACGCCCTGGTGAAGCGCGGCTTCGGCAAGCACTACAGCGTCGGCCCCGGCCCGGAGTGGACGGACTCCGACACCGAGAACTTCAGCGACTTCCAACTGTCCCTCGGCTACAAGGGCACCGCCCCGCACCAGGACGCGGACGGCGTACCCGGCGAGGTCAGCCTCCACCAGCTGCTCGGCAAGCTCCCCGGGAAGACCACGAGCACGGTGCCGCCGTTCCCGGGCCGGTCGGCGTTCGCCGTCGGCAAGTCCAACCCCGCCGTAGTGACGCTCGACGGCGGCCTGATCCGCAAGGGCTGGGCACGCCACCACGCCGGCGCCAAGTACGTTCCCGGTCCTCTGTTCAGCGAGAACACCCGCCTGAACGTGCGCGACTTCCAGCGCGCCACCCCCTCCCTGGCAGGCGACGCGGACGGCTACCCGGGCCCGCAGACCTGGAACCTGCTCCTCTCCTGACCGGCCGCGGCGACCGCCACGGCCTGAGCCGATCCACCGTTCCTGAAAGGACCGTCATGTCCCAGCCTGAGATCAACCTGCCGGACGCCGACACCATCGTGAAGACCGGCGTCGCCTACGCCCGCGACCTCGCCGAGCGCACCATCTCCACGTTCGTCGTCGCCGCGTCCGGCGTCGGCATCGTGGCCGGACCTGCCGACATGTTCCACGCCAGCTTCTGGCAGACGATGGGCGCGGCCGGCGTCGCCGCAGCCGGCTCGCTCCTGAAGGGCATGGTCGCCCGGGCCTTCGGCTCGAAGAACTCCGCGTCCCTGGCCAAGGGAGTCTGATGCGCCCGGCGGTCCGGCGGCTCTCCAGGCGGCTGGGCCGCCGCGGCACCATCCTCGCCCTGAAGGGCACGATCGCTGTCCTGTACGGCTACGGGCAGCTCACCCAACCGGTCCCGGACCGGAGCGGGTTGCGGCTGCTGCTGAAGCTGATGCCCCTCAACGCGTGGGCGTGGGCGTGGATCACGGCCGGGGCGGTCGCACTGTTCTGCGCGTGGCTGCCCCGGTCCCGGGACTGGCCCGGATACCTGGCCGTGTGGGCGATCACCGCCCCATGGTCGATGGGCTACCTCGTGGCGTGGTGGCCGCTTGGCGAGTACGAGCGGGGCTGGATCCCCGCTGCAATCTTCGGCGCGTTCGGCCTGGTCTGCCTTGTGGTGATCGGCTGGGACGAACCCCCTGCGAGAACGGATCTGCCGCGTGAGTCCTGAGATGCTGACCGCGGTGAGCGCGCTCGCTGTGGCGATGGTGACCGCTGTAGGTGGAGTCGTGACGGCCATCGTGGGGCGCCGCCAGCCACGCGGGCAGTCCCGCCGCGATGACTTCACTGCGGTCACGGACCGCATGGAGCGGGAGATCACGCGGCAGGGCGAGAAGATCGACGAGCTGGAAGAGGAGGCAGAACGCGACAGGGCCAGGATCACCGCGCAGGACTTCGCGATCCGCTACCTGGCCGGGTGGGCCCGGTCCCTGGTGGGGTACATGCGACGGGCTCAGCTGGAGCCGCCTCCTCCACCGCAGCCGATGCCGGACGAGGTAGCGCCCTACCTGCACGACATCAGCACCTGACGAGAAGGGGCCCCACCGCTTCGACGGTAGGGCCCTTTCTCATGCCAGGGATCAGGCCAGCGCCTCAATGGCCTTCAGGATCAACGCCCGCGCCGCACCGCCATAGACGGCCATGCTGCGCAGCTGCTCGAACGCCGTCAGATACAGCGCGACTTCAGAAGGCTGGGTGACCCGCACCCTCGCCGACATCAGCTCCACCGACACCAGCTGGTCGTCATAGACGTGGAACAGCTCCTGCGGCCACAGCGTCCGCTCGACGGCATGCGGGACGATGCCGAGGGAGACCGCCGGCAGCGCACCGGCAGTGAGGAGGTAGCCGAGCTGCGCGGCCATCGCATCCGTGTCGCCGAGCCGGTGGTAGAGGACGCTCTCTTCGATGACCATGACGAACCGGTGGCCGGGCTCGTGCACGATCTTCGACCGTTCCAGGCGTGCGGCCGCGGCCTGGTCCGCATCGTTGGGTGCGTCGTACAGGGCGGCGACCCCGGTGAGGATGGCGCGGGCGTAGCCCTCGGTCTGGAGCAGGCCGGGCACGAGGGTGGGCGAGTAGATCCGGAACAGTTCTGTGCTGCGGTACAGGTCGATGTAGCTGTCCTGAAGCCGCTTCAGTCCGGTGCGCACCTGTCGCCGCCACTCCATGTAGGCGGACTCGGCGTCCCGGGACTGCGCGATGATGTCGTCGGCCTGGCCGTCGGCGCCGCATGCGAGGCACCAGCGGCGGATGTCGTCCGGTGACGGCGGGGTGCGCCCGTTCTCCAGGCGGCTCGTCTTGGGGTGGGTCCAGCCGCACCGCGCGGCCAGCTCGGTCCCGGTCAGGCCTGCGTCGGCGCGCAGGTCTCGCAGGCGTCGCGCGACTCGTTCACGCGCGGCCTGCGCCGAGGAGGACGGGGAGGTAGCCATGTGGTGCGGCTGGGCCCTTCGTTCGTGCTAGCTGATCTTGTATTCATCGTGCGGGATTCCTCGAGCCCACACCGCTTCGAAGGCGTCGGCGCACAGCCGGGCCGCGGCAGGGTCCTCGCTTATCTCGCCGGGCGCGCTGGCCCCGTCCCCTGTGAAGTGGTTCCAGCGGATGAGGCGTCCGTCGATCAGCCAGAAGTCGTTCCCGGGCAGGGCAATGTCGCTGGCCTTCCGGCGGGGCAGCCAGCGGACCTGTTCGCCCGCGCCCACGTTGACCACGGTCCCGGCGTGCTCGTAGCGGATGTAGTCGGTGACCGGCTCGGACACGATGCGGGCCCGGCGTACGTCCACGCCGCGGGCGACGGTGCGCCGGACGAGGTCGACCCACGGCTGCCAGTACGGTGACTCCGGATCCGTGTCGGTCTCGCCGGTCTCCCGCCACCGGGCGAACGCGTCTGCCTCGGTGGTCACCCCGTACGCGTCCCGCATCTCCAGGTGGAGGGCCGACTCCCGAGCACTGTCGAGGAGTTCAGCGAAGCTGGGCAGCCTCGGCCGCATCGCACGCCTCCCTCAGGATCGAGACCATGCGGGCCGGTACCCGCACGACCTGTTCGTGGTCGGGGATGCCGATGGCATGCCCCGGGACCTGGAAGTTGGCGCACTCTGCCTCGGTCTCCGCGTCGGGCTTCCACCCTTGGATGAGGAGTTCGCCTTTGCTCTCGTCGACCCACACGGTCGGGCTCTCGCCCTGCCCGGTGTTGGGGTCGATCCCGATGAACCGTAATGACATCGCGGCCTCCAACGCTCAGCGTGTTCGTGGATGTACACACGCTCATACGGACGGGCGTCACGGTCAAGAGCGCGAACATGCCAGTGACCAGCAATCGAGTACTGGCGCGAACATTCGTGAACAACGCTGGCTGTGCTGTACATCACGCTCCTAGCGTCGGGGCAGACGGAAGAGCCCCGGCGAGACGAGCACCTCCCGAGGCCGTGCCCAACGCCCGAGGAGCGCCGACATGACGCACGCGACAGCCCACCGGCCGCCAGACTCCTCACCCGGCGAGCTTGCGGTCGACCCGGTCGCGGCCCTCATCGTCGAGGCGTTCGATGCCGGGCACAGCATGCCGCCGCACGAGCGGCTCGTCGAAGTCGACCAGCTCCTCCGCAAAGAGATTGAGCGGCTCGTTCCCCTCGCGCGCGAACACACCGCACAGGCCGAGGAACGCTCGCGCACCTGGTACGCCCTCATGAGCGCCGCCGACTCGGCCGAGTACGCCTGCCGCTTCGAGCTGGGCTCCGGCCGGCTCGCGGGCGCGCTGCACGTCGCCGAACTCGCCCGCCGCGTCATCGAGCTGCGGCGCGTGCTGGGGGTCGACGCGTGAACTGCACGATCTGCGGCGACCCAATCGAAGACGGGGAGCCGCTCAAGCGGCACGCCCGCCGCGACCGGAATGGCGGCGCGCTGCCTCCCGGCTTCACGCACAAGCGCTGTCGCAAGCGCCCGTCCACCGTCCCGTTCATCACGTCCTGGTCGAGTGAACTCACTGGCGATCCGGCCGTGCTGCTCCGTCCGCTCGGCGGCATCGGCTACGCGGGCGAGGTCGCCTCGGACCGGGACGAGCGGGGACTGCTGTGGCAGCGCCGCCCCGACTCGCCCGGCGTCGGCCGCCCTATGTACGGCAAGGTCCACACCGGCCGCCAGCGCCGCGCGATGACGGACCTGTTGTGCCAGGTGTGCGGCGGCCCGGCCGACGAGGATCACCGCGGCGTGCTGTGGCTGATCGAGGACAACCGCGAGGACTACGAAGGCTGGCCGGAGGATCTCCTCACCACGCACCCGCCGATCTGCCTGCCGTGCGTGGGCAGGGCGCGCGCCGAGTGCCCCCATTTATGGGCGGGCAGCGTGGCGTTGCGCGTCGGCCGGTCGGAGGTGTGCGCGGTGTACGGCCGCCGGTATGCGCCCGGCCGGCTCGGTCCGGTGCCGGCGGAGGTGGGCGTCGTGGCGTTCGAGGAGCCCGTGGCTGGCTGGGTGATGGCGTCTCAGCTCGTTCGGGCCCTGGCCGACTGCGCGATCGTGAGCCTCGACGACGAGCTCGGCGCCGCCGTCTCTCGGCAAGCTGCTCGGCACTGAAGGTTCCCGGTGCGCTCGTCGGAGGAGAGTGGGGTGCACCGGGTCTGGCAGGGCGGCCGCGACGGCGAAGAGCGGCCGCCCCGCTACCTCACCAGCTCAGCGAGGTCGACGCCGATCGCGTCGGCGATGCGAATGAGCGTGTCCAGCTTGGGAGATGCGTGCCCCTGCTCGATTCGCGAGTAGGACGCGACGTCAACTCCACTGCGAGAGCAGACGTCGAGCTGGGTGAGGTTGTGGTGTTCACGGACAGACCGGATCCGTTCGCCCACAGCGCGGCGGCGGGCGAGGACCCGCTCGTCGGGCTGGGTGGGACGTGGCAC